CGGTGGCGTTTCAGGGGGTGGAAGTCTCAAGCCTTCTCAGCTCTTCCCAGGCAGTCCCGCTAAAACCCACATCCAATTGATTTTGAATAAATTATTGTCCCAATTCGTCCAATTTGGTTTCCCTGCATCCAGGTTGGCATCATGGTATCAACCATGGTATCAGCATCGCCACCGCGTTCATGGTACTGTGAAACAAACTTTCGCATAGGTTGCATATCTGTTTGGGATTGGAGTGTGAAATGGCGTTAACCGACGTCGCTATTCGCAACATGAGCCCTGGGGACCGCGATTATAAGGTCACGGACAAGGACGGCCTCTACCTGCTTGTCCGAAAGAACGGATCGAAGCTATGGCGGATGAACTACACCTTCGACCGGAAACAGAAGACGGCATCGTTCGGGAAATACCCGAGCGTCAGCCTCGCGGAAGCAAGGTCCAAATGCGCTCAAGCTCGCCGCGACCTCGCCGATGGCTTCGACCCCATCGCACGCAAACAGAGAGCCGCCGAGCAGACCAAGCTCGCGGAAGGGAACCTTTTTGAGGCCGTTGCGGAAGAGTACCTTGAATCACTCAAGCACCGCGGTCGAACGACAGACACCATAAGACTCCAGCAATGGGTGTTGATGGACGTGATCGGTCCAAAGATCCTTAAACGGCCGGTGTCAGAGATCCGCGCCGCCGAGGTCCTAGAGGTGCTGCGCAAGATCGAAAGCAGCGGGCGCATCGAGACCGCCCATCGCGCGCGTCACGCAATGAGTGCGGTATTTCGATTGGCAATAACGACCGATAGGGCAGAAAGGAACCCAGCCGACGCCGTCAAGGGCCTACTCAAAACAAGAAAAGCAAAACATCATCCGGCGATCGTTGATATCGCCCCGCTTAGAACCCTCTTGAAAACTATTGACGATTACAGAGGGCACCCCACAATGCGCCTAACCACTTTATTTCTTGCATATACATTTACACGTCCAGGGGAAGTGCGACTCTCCACATGGGACGAAATTGACTACGAGGACGATGTTTGGAGGATTCATCCTGAGCGCATGAAAATGCGCCGCCCACACGAAGTTCCACTTACCTCGTCCACCCGAAAGATCCTCCGGGACGCGAGGGCACTTCGCGCGCACAGCGAGGGCTACATCTTCCCTTCCATCCGCTCATCATCCAAGCCAATCGCCAGGGGAAGCCTGAGCCGCATGATGGGCCTTATTGGGTATCGTGGGCAGATGACGCCCCATGGCTTCCGCTCGACCGCGTCCTCCATTCTAAATGAACGCGGTTATCGCAAAGAGGCAATCGAACTCCAGCTCGCCCATGAGGAGGAGGATGAGGTTCGACGGGCCTATAACCGCGCCCGGTACTGGGACGAACGGGTTGAGATGATGCGGGACTGGGCGAGAATCCTCGACGACCTCAGGACGGGGTAAAATCACCCTTTTAATATCACCTTATAGGTGCTATCCACTTTCCGAACGATCTCTCGCCGGGAAGTGGAGCGCCATGACACTCACTGAGAAACACCGAGAAGAAGTCGGATTTCTCCGCCTGGAGCAGGTCCTGGAGTTGGTCCCCGTTGGCCGGTCCACGCTGTATCGGATGATGTCGCAAGGGCAATTCCCGACACCTTGCAAGTTTGGCCACTCTCGGATGTGGGCCTATGACGAGGTCCGTCGTTGGGCGGGCGGGATGCGCAAGCGCAAAGATGCCTCAGCCGCCCCTCGGCGCAACGACGACGACATCATTTGATCGCCAAGAGGACCGCAATGAGTGGAGCCGCTAGGCGATTGGTTCACAACCCGGCCGTGGACGGGGTGACAGTAACTTTCCTCTCGGACGCGTTTCGCATGTCGCGCTACCGGGTGCAGACGCGCATTCGGCGCCTCCGCCCGCTTGGCTTCGACCGAAGCAATGCCGCCCTTTATGACCTCGCCGACGCGGCAGCCTGCCTGATCGAACCCAAGGTCGACGCTGCAAAATTACTCCGCGATCTGAAACCCGAGCAACTTCCCGACCGCCTTCGAGAGACATACTGGAACGCTAAGTTCAAGCAGCTCCGCTATGAGGAGAAGGCGGGGGACCTCTGGCGCTCCGAGAAGGTGATCGCCCTCCTCTCTGAGGTACTTCAGGACATCCGAACGAAGCTCCAGCTCCTACCTGACTCGCTGGATCGGGCGATCGGCCTCTCGAATGAGCACCTGACCACGGTCACCAGCATCGTCGACACCATTCAGGACGACATCCACAAGCAGATCGTTGAGGTCGCCGCCAGCGGACGGACTGTGAACCGTCTCTTGGAAGAGGAGGAGGAAGCGGAGGGCGATCGGGATCAGGACGACCTCAGCCCTGTCGACGACTATGAGGACATCCTGTGAGCCACTACGAGCGCCTGGAAGATATCCTCCTCAGAGTGGCAGAGGCAGTCCGCCCCCCGGAGCGCCTTACGGTGTCCGACGCTGCCGCCAAGTACCGGAAGATCTACAACCCCGGCTCCTACGTCGGCCCCTGGGATAACGACTTCGCGCCGTATCTGATTGAGCCGATGGACGTACTCACGTCCCTCGACCATACCGCGATGATCTTCGCGGGTCCCGCCCGTTGCGGTAAGACGGACATCTTCTTCAACTGGCTAACCCACACATCGATCTGCGACCCGGCCGACATGATGCTCGTGCACATGAGCCAGGGTACGGCCCGCGACTGGTCGATGAGTGATCTACGGCGCGTCTTCCGATACACGCCCGCGCTGGGTGAGAAGGTACTCCCCGGACGTCAGAACATGAACGTTCACGACATCCGGTTCCTGGCAGGCACTCGTCTTTTGGTTAAATGGCCAACGATCAACGAGCTGTCGGGGAAAACCATCCCGCGCGTCTGGTTCACTGACTACGACCGCATGGATGGTGACATCGACAAGGAGGGGCCACCCTTCGACCTCGGGCGAAAGCGGACCCAGACATACGGCCGTCATGGAATGACCGTCGCGGAGTCGTCCCCGGGCTATGAGATCGATAAGGCTGATTGGCAACCGTCGACGCCGCATGAGGCCCCTCCGACGCAGGGTGTCCTCGCCCTCTACAATCGCGGTGACCGGCGTCGCTTCTACTGGCGCTGCGCCCACTGTAAAGAGCCCTTTGAAGGGGACTTCAAGCACATCTCCTACCCCGACTCTGCGGACCACCTGGAGGCGGCCGAGGCCGCCACCCTGGACTGTCCTAACTGCGGGTACTCGCACACCCATGAGGCTGGCCCTGGCCAACCTGGGAAGAACGAGCTGAACTACGAGGGGCGTTGGATCAGGGAGGGGCAGCTTTGGCTGCCGGATAGGACGATCGTCGGAAATCCGCTGCGGTCGGACGTAGCCTCGTTCTGGCTCAAAGGCGTTGCGGCAGCCTTCGTCGACTGGAAAACCCTTGTCTTCAAGTACCTGAAGGCGATCGAGGAATTCGAAAAGACCGGCAACTATGGGGCGTGGAAGACGACGGTCAACACGGACCAGGGGTTGGCGTTCATCCCACCTACTCTCGTCTCCGACCGTACCCCCGAGCTTTATCGGGATCGCGCGAAGCCCCTCCCTCAACGCGTCGTCCCCCGCGACGTCCTGTTCCTTGTCGCGACCATCGACGTCCAGATCAGCCGGTTCGAGGTTCAGGTCCAGGGGGTCGGACTCGGCGGGGACGTCACTATCATTGACCGCTTCAAGATCAAATACTCGCGCCGCGAAGACCCGGACGCGCCGGGTCAGATGTTGCGGGTTTCACCGGGGACGCATCTGGAGGACTGGCATGTCCTGGTTGAGGAGGTGATCGAGCGGACTTATCCGTTGGACGACGACAGCGGACGCCATATGGCCATCAAGGCGACGGGTTGCGACTCTGGTGGGGCCGCGGGCGTGACGGCTGCCGCCTATAACTTTTGGCGCTGGCTCAGGGATGAATGCCCTGGTGGCCATCATTTGCGGTTCCAGCTCATCAAAGGGGCTTCCTCGCCCCACGCTCCGCGCGTGAAAATCGCTTATCCCGACTCAGAGCGGAAGGACCGGCGGGCGGAGGCTCGCGGCGAAATCCCCGTCCTCGAAATCAACTCCAACATGATCAAGGATCAAGTCTACGGAATGTTGGGCCGCACGGAGCCCGGGGGTGGGATGGTCCTGTTCCCCGAATGGCTGCCGAGATGGTTCTACGCTGAGCTGACGGCTGAGGTGCGGATGCCCAACAAGGGCTGGGAAAACCCGCGGCGCGTCTCAAACGAGGCTTGGGACTTGCTTTGCTACTGCCTAGCCATTTGCCTTTCCAGGCACATCAACATCGAGAACATCGACTGGGGTGCGCCCCCCAGCTTTGCCATGCCCTGGGACAAAAACGACTTCGTCTTCTCGCCCGATGAGGAGCGCCCGTTTGAAGAGGAGGAGGACTATGACCTGGGAAAACTCGGCGCTAGTTTAGGCTAAATCTCACTTTTAATTTGCTATACACTTATGTTAGTGCTATCCCCCGATAAACGGAGGACCTGGAATGGCCGTGCCGCCCAACTGCCAGCATCTGAAGCAAAAACTCGACGAGGCCGAGGCTGCTTTGCACGACCTGCAAACGGGCCGCGCAGTCCGGGTTCTCGTGGACCATGATGGGTCTCGCATCGAGTATCAGGTTGGGAACAAGGCCCAGCTTTCGGCCTATGTGAGCGAGCTACGTAAGGCACTCGACGCTTGCCTTTCAGGACGCGTCAAGTCCAACGGCCCGCTGAGGTTCGTCTGGTGATGGGTGAGGATCTGGAAACCAATTCTCCGGGCGAGCCCAACCCGGAGAACGCGCCCGCATCGGCTGATCACTCTCCCGTTCTCCCGGCCGATGCGGGCGCACCCGACGCCGTCGTTGGTGGTGCCTACGAGAGCGCGAGCTTGTTCGATCGTGGGCTGGCGCTCTGGTCACCTTCCATGGGTTCGGCCGACTTCGACATCCTCGACGATAAGGAGGTCCTGGACGCCCGGTCGCGCGATGCGATCCGCAACGACGCCTACACGCGAGCCGGTGCCGACATCCGCAAGGACAACATCGTCGGCTCCCTCTACATGCTCAACGCAAAGCCGAATGCGGAAGTGCTCGGCCTCGACGAAGTCTGGGCAGAGGAGTTTCAGCAGGAGGTCGAAGCGAAGTTCACGCTGTGGGCCGAGAGCATCAACAACTGGGTCGACGCCTCCCGCCGGAACAACTTTACGGATCTCGTCCGCCTCGCTGTCGGGTTGGACATGATGGCAGGAGAGGTCCTGGCCGTCGGAGAGTGGGAGAAGGACCAGCCTCGCCCATTCAAGACGGCGGTCCAGATGGTCGACACCGATCGGCTGTCGACGCCCCCGACCGTGTTCAGCAACGACAATGTCCGCGGGGGTATCCGTAGGAACCGAAAGGGGCAGCCGGTCGGATACTACATCCGAAAGGCACACCCGACCGATCACCGTACGCGCCTGGAGGCGCATCAGTGGCGCTATGTGCCGACCCGCAAGCCATGGGGGCGTCAGCAGGTCATCCACATCTACGAGACGTTCCGCCCGGACCAGAGCCGGGGCGTCGCCGCCATGGTCTCAGCTCTGAAAGAGACGCGGATCGCCAAGAAATTCCGCGACGTGATGCTCCAGAATGCCGTGGTCAACGCGACTTATGCGGCGACCATCGAGTCCGACCTCGATACGGAGAAAGTGTTCGAAGCCCTTGGCGGCGGGCGAGGTGGCGATGATTGGCCCAAGCAATTCAACAAGTATGCGGGTGGTTATCTCGGCGCGCTCTCCAAATACATGGAGAACGCAAAAAATGCCGACCTGAACGGCGTCCGCATCCCTCATCTCTTCCCTGGCTCGAAGCTCCGTCTTCAGCCTGCCGGTCAGGGCGGCCCCCTGGGGACCGAGTTTGAGGCATCCCTTCTTCGCTATCTGGCGGCCAACCTCGGGGTCTCATACGAGCAGCTTTCCCGCGACTTCTCGAAGACAAACTACTCGTCGATGAAGGGCGCCCTCAATGAGACCGAGAAGGGCATGCGCGCCCGCAAGCGCTCGACGGCCGACCGTTTCGCGACCCACATATTCTGGATGTGGCTGGAGGAGGCAATCGCCTTCGGTGAGATCTTCTCCCTGCCCCGCCGCGCCCCGAACTACTGGGATGGCTTGAACCGTGAGGCTTACGGGGCGTGCGAGTGGATCGGCGCTTCCCGCGGCCAGATCGACGAGCTGAAGGAAACCCAGGCTGCCGTCCTGCGCATGCGTGCCGGTCTATCGACCCGTGAGGAAGAGCACGCGCGCCTCGGTAAGGATTGGCGGCGCGTCCTCAGTCAGCTCGCCCGGGAGAAGAAGGAGATCGAACGCCTTGGGCTGAACCTCGACGAGAAGAGCAACATGATGAACGCCGCGTCCGGGGCACCCCGAGACCAGGAAGAGGATGCAGCTTAATGTACAAGGCGCTTTTGTCCCGCTTCTCCGACTCGCCGAGCTTGGTGTCGGAAAGCCAGATTAAGTATTTCGAGGGGTGTCTTCACGCTCTGTCCCAGAGCCCGGATCTGTCTGCTCTTCTGGACGCGAAAGCCGAAGATGGCGACGAGTTCTGGGACCCGAAGGACCCCTTCCTCGCGGCCCGTCGCCCGTACATTGTCCGCGGCGGGGTGCTCCAGATCCCCGTTGCCGGGGTGCTCCTGAATAACTTCCCATGGCAGATCGGGGGGTGGGCGACCGGTTACCAGTACATCTCGCGCGCGTTTCAACGCGGCTTGGCTGACCCCGAGGTGTCAAGCATCGCCTTCGTCATCAACTCGCCGGGTGGAAACACTGCGGAGTGCTTTGACCTCACCGACCGCATTCAAGCGGCAAAGGGGCAGAAGCCCGTTGGCGCGTTCGCCTATGAGATGGCGTTTTCGGCCGCCTACGCGATCGCAGCCTCTGCCGATTCGATCGTTATGTCCCGGACGGGCGGCGTCGGGTCGATCGGTTGCGTCATGATGCACGTCGACTTCAGCAAGGCCATGGACGCGGCGGGGGTGAAAGTCACTTTCGTTTCCGCACCCGAGGGCGGTCACAAGACCGACGGGAACCCCTATGAGCCGCTGGGCGACGAAACCCGGGCGCGCATGCAGGCCCGCGTCGACGAGTCTTACCAGACCTTCGTCTCCACCGTGGCCAACGGTCGCGGGATGACCGAAGACGCCGTTAGGGAGACGAAGGCCCTGACATTCACAGCAACCCAAGCTCTTTCCAACGGGCTCGCCGATGAGGTGGCACCGTTCGATGAGGCCCTGGCCGCGTTCGCGGCGAACTCCACTGAGAAAGGAACCGAAATGACTGAGAAGAGCAAACAGACCGACGATACGTCTGTTGACGCATCGACCCATCAGACGGCCGTCGCCAACGCCGAAGCGAAGGGCTTCGCCGAGGGTGTGTCGGCTGAGCGCGGACGCATCAATGCGATCCTCAGCTCGGAAGAGGGCAAGGCGCGTCCGAAGGCCGCTCTTTCGGCCGCGCTGAAGACCGACATGACGGCTGAGCAGGTCACCGCATTCATCGCCGATCTCCCCGAGGAGAAGGCTGAAGCCTCGACCGGAAGCAACACCGGGTCCCAGGCTGAACGGAACGCCCAGAACTTCGACGCGGCCATGAGCGCCGACAACCCCGACGTCGGGGCTGGTGACGACGAGAGCGGCAAGGGCACGGAAGACGACGTCACCGCCCTCGCCGCCAACTTCGGTCTTTCCGGATTCAAGAGCCGACAGACCACTTAACTTCCACATAAAAGCACTTTATAAGTGCAATACACCAACGCGAAGGAGCCTGCTATGGCGAACGAGAAAGTACCGTACCCGGAGGCAGGCCAGGCCGCCTTCGAACAGCTCGACGACTATCACTCGGACCTCCTGATCTCGGGAAGTTGGCCGATTCTGTCGCCGGGCTATCCGCTTCCCGTGAAGGCCGACGAGGAGCTTAAGAAGTTCCAGGTCTGCGGGCGTGACTCCAACGGCGACGTCGTGCCCGCCGTCAAAGACACCGTTCAGGCGTCGCTGATCTGCACCCAGGCGGTCACGGGTGCCACGGACGGCACGACGACGGCGCCGTTCTTCTACGCGGGCTGCTTCAACCCGGACGCGCTGGTCTGGGACGCCTCCTACGCGACCGACGAGGACAAGCGCGCCGCCTTCGAGGGTGCGCCGTCTCCCACCCAGATCCTCATTCGCGCTCGCGGCTGATCGAGCGGAAACAAAGAAAGGACCTCGATCAATGTCTGCACCCTACAAAGTCTGGGACACCCGGAAGTCCCTCGGCGTCTACCGGGACGTCGAGCCGACCTACAGCTACTGGCGCCAGCTCTTCTTTCCGTACTCGATCACCTCCACTGACGAATGGATCGACTTCGAGAAGCTGATGAAGGTCGGCCGTCGCCTCGCGCCGTTCGTTCGTCCGCTCGCCGCCGGCAAGCCGCTGTACGACGACTCCTCGGGCTCCTTCCGGTTCAAACCGGCCTACGTCAAGGCCCTTGATCCGATCGATCCGACGGCGCCCCTCGTGAAGCGTCCGGGCGTCGACCGCTCCATGTTGAGCCAGGGCGAGCTGACGCCCATGCAGCGCCGGGAGCTACTGAAGATGGCCATCACGGCTCAGCACATCCAGGCGATCGAGCGTCGCTGGGAGTGGATGTGTGCCCGTGCGATCATCGACGCGAAAGTGACGATCGAGGGCGAGAATTACCCGAAGACGGAACTCGATTTCCGTCGCGACCCGGCCCACTACATCGTCAAGACCCCTGGCACCTACTGGGGCGACACGGGCGTCTCCATCTTCGACGACCTCCAGCGGATGGTCGACACGATGTTCAATGCGCAGTTCGGCGGGTTCCCGACGCGCATCACCATCGGGTCTCGCGTCTGGGCCGTGCTTCGGCAGGACGAGGAGTTCATGAAGCACATGGACAACAACTACCGCGGCCCGGCGGCGACCATCGAGCGGGGCCTTATCAGCGCCGAGAAGGTCGTGAAGGTCGGTGAGATGACGGTCGGCGGCGGCTCGGGTGCCTCCATCGGCATCTGGCTCTACCAAGACACCTTCGAAGACGACAACGGCACCGAGGTTCCGTTCATGGCTTCGACGGACATCGTCCTCACGGCGACCGGCGAGCGGATCATGGGTCACCAGTGCTTCGGCGCAATCATCGACCCCTACGCGGAGTATCAGGCGCTGGAAATCTTCCCGCGCAACTGGATGGAGACCGGTGATCCGGCGGTCGAATACATGCTCCACCAGTCGGCCCCGCTCATGGTGCCGGTGAACACCAACGCGACGCTGCGCGCCACCGTGGTCCCGGCCGCGTAAGCGCGTCCCAATCAATCCGGTCGGCGGTTATCTCGCCGACCGGTCGACCTTCAAACAACACAATCATCCATCGGAGAAACGAGATGAAACAGTTTGCGGTGCACACCGTCCACTACGCCGAGAATGGCATCAAGAAAGTCGCCAAGCCGGGCTCGACCTTCGACATCGACGACAAGACCGCCGGGGACCTCAAGGCGGTCGGCGCCTCCCGTGATCTGACCAGCGAAGAGGTCGAGTTGGAGGAGTTCCGCTCTTCCAAGTCCAAGCCGTCGGCGCCGAAGACCGGGAAGACCGAGAAGACCGAAGGCGGGGACACCTCCAAGACCACGCGCGTCAAGCAGCCCACGGCTCCCTCTGGCGACGAGGGTGACGAGGACATCTGATGAGCCGCTTTCGCGCTCATATGGATAGAGGGCGGCGGACGCTTCATGAGCACATGAGCGTCCCCGCCCTCTATTTTGATGCCGCCCTGACCCACGTCCAGGCGGTCACCGTGCGTGTGCATGAGAACTACGTGCGCGTCGGCGGTCAAAGTAACTTTCATGCGGCCGAGGTTGAGGAAGACTCCCCCCGCATCAGCTTTCTTCTGTCGGAGGTCGAGCAGCCGCAGCGCGGCTTTTATGTCACCACAGGGCCGGGCGTCGGATATGTGGTCGATCACAAGCTCCCGTCCGGCTCCGTCGATGTGATGGCGGAGGTAACCCGCCAGCGTCCGGTTGACATAGCGGGTTTGCCGACACCCTACGGAGACGGGTGGCTCCCTGCATTCATCCGGGGCTCTCTGACATTTCCGGCCATGCGAGGTGGATGATGTACCTTCTGGCACTGGAGAACGTCACTGACACCGACCTCGAAAAGCTCCCGAACGAAATCAACCGGGCGGCCCGAATGGCGATCAATAAGGCGGCCGAGCGCGGCCGTGGATGGTTCGCTCGGGACATGCTCGATCAGGTCGCATTCCCTGGGAACTACCTAGCCCCATCAACCGGGCGACTCCGGGTCGAGAGGAATGCGACTGACGCGGACTTGGAGTCATCGATCGCCGGTCGCCGTCGGCCGACCTCTCTTGCTCGATTCTCAACCGGGTCCCGAAAGAACGGCATTCACGTTCAGGTCAAGCCCGGGCGCACTCGGAAAATGAGCAACGCGTTCATCATGAACCTCCGCTCCGGGAACGAAGGTCTGGCGGTTCGAACCAAGGGCGGCCAGCCGCCGGCAAAAGCCTTCAAACCGAAGTCCCTCGGCCGTGGGCTGTGGCTTCTCTACGGGCCGTCCGTAGATCAGGTCTTTCGGGGGATGATTGAGCAGGAGGACCGGGCCTACGGGCGCATCGAGCAATTCCTGGGCGCCGAGTTCGAACGCCTTCTCGATCTCAAATTATAGGTTGGACAATGGCAGATCCCTTCCGCCTCACCGTACTCCAGGCGCTCACGACGGTCATTGAAGGTGTCAACCCGGACGCTGGGTTTCAGCACGATCTTCGTGGCTCAGTGTTTCGCGGGCGCAGTGTGTACGGTGACAACGACCCCCTGCCGATGGTCTCGATCCTGGAGCACCCCGACCCCCCAGTTCCCGCCGATACTCAGTCGGACAACCCGATGGCGACCCGGGAGTGGCACCTCTTGGTGCAGGGATTCACCAAGGACGACATGGTTCATCCTTCCGACGCATCTTATCGGCTGAAGGCCGAAGTTGAGACGGTCCTCTCCGCGGAGAGGACGCGTGAGGGCGGTCGGAACCCGCTGGGCCTCGGCTCAGTGACACGCCGCAATGGGAGCCAGGTCCTAGAGATGTCCATCGGCGTCGGGACCGTGCGCCCGTCAGACGAGCATCCCTCCTACTTCGGCTTCTTCTGGCTCCCGCTGCGCCTCCGCCTCGTGGAGAAACTGGACGATCCGTACTCATAGCCTGTTTTAAATATCACCTTTCTCGTGTATATCACCTTGATTGTGCACAAGCAGCAGGAGACCGAACATGCTGGTCGACGACTACGAAAATAATTACGTACTGGGCCGCGGCGAGCTGTACTTCGCCCAGTACCTCCCGGGAACCCGGACACCGGGTGGCGAGCGCTATCTCGGCAACACGCCGGAGTTCAACGCCACGATCGAGACGGAAAACCTCGATCACTACAATTCGGATCGCGGCATCAATGAGAAGGACGCCTCGATCCCGCTCCAGGTCAATCGTACCGCGTCGTTCATCACCGACAACATCCACGTCAATAATATCCAGCTCTTCTTCTACGGAAGCTCGGAAGTCCTCACCGACGCGGGTGGCGCTGTGACCGGCGAGGTGATCTCCGGGGTGCAGCCGGGGATGATTTACCAGATCGGCATGTCGGAGACGAACCCGGTCGGCGTCCGCGCGATCAGTTCAACCGGGTTCACGGCCAGCCAGGGTGGCAGCGAACTGACGGCCGGCGAGGATTATGAGATCGACTTCGATCAGGCCCGCCTCAAGATCCTGGAGGGCGGGGCCGTGACGCCCGACGGCGACATCTCGCTCGACTACACCACCCTCGCCAGCACCCGCACGCGGGTGATCTCCGGTCGCACCCCGATCGAGGGTGCACTCCGCTTCATCTCCCGCAACCCGGTCGGTAGTCAGCCGGTCTGGTACATGCCCTGGGTCAAGCTTCGCCCCAACGGCGACTACGCCCTCAAGGGCGACGAGTGGCAGCAGATCCCCTTCAACGTGGAGATCCTGCGCAAGGCCGGCGTCGAGGCGATCTACGTCGACGGCCAGCCGAAAATCAACGCGTAACCTTCCGACCAGGAGAACGGCATCATGGGTCTCAAGGACCTCAGACTGCCGACGGAGACAGTACAGTTCGCGGGCGGCGAGTTCGCCGTCCGCGGGCTCTCCTTCGTCGATATCAGCGCCCTTGCTCGCGACTTCGGCCCTGAGCTGAACGCCCTCTACCGCCATTTCGAGAACTTGGTTGAAGGCGGTGGTGAGGGAGTCTCCGACGAGGGCATGACCATCGAAGGTGGCTTGATGGAGGTGGGCGCCCGTGCACTGGGCACCGCTCCCAAACTCGTCTCTATGATCATCGCCATGTCGTGCGAGGAAACCGCCGCCCTTGAGCCGGAAGATCTCAAGGTCGTCGGGCAACTGCCGGTCGCGATCCAGCTCGACGCCTTGGATAAGATCGGTCGGCTGACCTTCGAGATGGAGGGCGGCTCAAAAAAAGTGCTGGAGATCGTCGTCAATCTTCTTCGCGGCGCGCAGGGTCTCTTCGGAGAAATGCGGACTTCGAAGGCTGGCTCTTTGGCATCCGCCGCCGAGTAAGTCAGCTCCTCGATCACGGCCATCCCTTGGCGCAGCACTATCCAGTTGGGATGGTCCTTGTCGAGAGCGATCTGGTTACGACCCGGGTCACACGAGAGGCCGCGAGCTTGGCGGCTCTCAACCAGATGGCGGTCTCCTCCCTACTCAACAAAAAGGCGGGGAAGCACTTCGACAAAACCATGAAGGCGATCTTTGCCGAGGACTAGGCATAGGCACCTTTATGGGATACAAAGCACTTCTTAGGTGCTTTTAAGAGGCGTTCGGATGGCCGACAAGGATATCAGGCTCGTCATACGGGCGAAGAACGAGGCCAACCGAGCGATCAACTCGGTTTCTGACGCGCTCAAAGAACTGGTCGCGATCAACGGGAAAACCGAGGAGTCGGCCGACAAGGTCGACACGGTAATCGGGAAGCTCGGCAGAGAGTTCAAGAAACTCTCTGCCGAGGTCTCCGGGCTCTCTGCCCTGGGCAAGGTCTCCGCTCAGATGGAGCGGGCCGCGGGCGCGATGGACCGGCTCCAGAAGGAGGCCCACGACGCGAGCGCTGAGTTCGAGCGCGTCAGCAAGGAAGCCCAGGCCGCCGCCAGGGCCACTGAGTCGCTTCGTCAGAAGCAGTCCCAGCTCACAGCGACTCAGACGAATCTCAAAACATCGGTGGCCGCCTCCAAGAAGGAAATGCAGGAGGCCAACCGCGAGCTGAAGGCCGCTGAGAAGGCCCTCGAACGTGTGGCGACGGCCTCCAAGAAGCACCAGTCGTCCACGCCCTGGTCCAATGCGGCCGCGTCTGCCCAGACCCTCGCAGAGGGGGCAGTAGAGTCGGCCCGGCAGAATGCCGATGAGGCAACCAAAGCTTATCAGCGACTGAGCGGTGAGCTGAAAACGCTCGGCCAGGATCTCAAGAGCACCGGAACCGAGCTGCGCAACGCTGCGAAGCACGAGCAGGATCTAACCGACAAGACCCAGAAGCTTGCCGAGGCGTCGCAGAAGAGCGCCGATGCCGTCACCCGCGGCAAGCAGGAGCTGAAGGAAATCCAGGGCGTCGCGTCGGAAGCCGCATCCAAACTTGGCGGCGTCGCGATCAGCCAGGAGAAGATCACTCAAGCCACGGCCGAGGCAAACGCCGCCCTCGGCCGGACCAAAGCCCTACAAGAGGCGATGGCCCGATATTCGGACGGCGGCGGTGGATTCACCGACCCCGAGAGCGCCGCCGCATTCCGTCGCCAGCGGGCCGAGGTGGAACGGGCGCAAGAGGCGTACCGCACCCTCGACGCTGAGGCCAAGCGGCTCTCGGCTGCCTTGGACGGCACGGTCGCCCCGACCGATCGCCAGACGCGCGCTTTGAGGGAGGTGCAGGCCGCCGCGGCAGCCGCCGGTAAGGAGCTGAAACAACAGCGGGCGATCCTGCAACAGATGCCGGGCGCGTACAATCGCGTGCGGAGTGGGGCCGGTGCGTTCGAGTCTGTCTACGGCGCCTCGCGCAAAGCAATGTCGCTGACGCAACGCCTTCGCGGCGAAGTGCTCTCGCTCACGACCGCCTACTTCGGGCTCTACGCCGCCGCCAATCAGGTCGGCTCGGTCATTTCCGCCTACCAGAAGCTGGAGGCCACCACGAGTCGCCTCGGGGCGGTCATGGAGCAAAACCAGTCGGCGATCCGAAAGGAGCTTCGCTGGTTGGAGCGCCAAGCGAGTCGCCTTGGCATCGAGTTTGGCACGCTGGCGGACGAGTACTCCAAGTTCTCCGTCGCGGCCAGCGCAGCGAATTTCCAGGGTGACAGCACCCGGAAAATTTTCCTGTCGGTGGCGGAGGCCGCCCGGGTCAACAAACTCTCGATGGAACAGACCTCGGGTGTCTTCCTGGCGCTGACGCAGATGATCTCCAAGGGCAAGGTGACCTCGGAAGAACTGCGTCGTCAGCTCGGCGATCGGCTGCCGGGTGCGTTCAACATCTTCGCGGACGCAATTGGCGTATCGACGGCTGAACTCGATGCGATGATGAAGGCAGGAGATGTCCTTGCCGACGAGAGCAACCTAATCGCGTTCGCCGATCAGTTGAACGACAGGTTCGGCCCGCAGCTACAGAGCTCTCTCAAGACTACGACAACTCTCCTTGGGAAGTTCTCGAACGAGATTTTCCAAGCTCGTCTCCGCGTCGGAGATGGCGGCTTCATCGAGTCGTTCAATGAAGCCCTCCGGGAGATGATAAGTTACTTTCGCAGCCGAGAGGGCCGAGACTTCTTCCTCTCCCTCGGGGCTGCCCTTGGGCGGGCTACCGACGTCCTCACGTTCTTTATTCGAAACATGGATCTCCTAATCCTGGCAACGAAGGGCTTCATCGCACTGAAGCTCTACGGGGTGACGCTGAACATCATCTCGGGGCTTACCGGGGTGCAGCGAGCCACGCTGGCCAGCCGAAGCGCATGGGATCTCTACAAGTTCAGTGTCCGTGGTGTCCGTCGTTCCCTTCGCTTGATGCAGGCTGCGGGCGTCGCCGCTCTGGGTACTCTTCGCGGCCTTCGCACTGGAGCGATTTCAACGGCGGCTGCGTTCCGGGCCGCGCGATCGGCGACAGAGGTCCTAGCGCTTTCCTTGCGGCGAATCCCGGTCGTGCTGTTGTTCTCGGTGGCAGCCGTCGCCGTCGATCAGATTATCCAGAACTGGATTGGTGGCGTCGACGACGTGACCCAAGCGGTGGATGAACACCGACGTGTGATGGAAGCCGTCGTCAGCGCTTATGAGAGCGCTAAGAACAAAGCTAGTGACTGGGTAAAGTCCGTCGAGGATGTGAGCATCTTCGATGTGGAGAAAAACTTCACAAAGCAACTGGACCTTCTTGAGAAGGCCCAGGATGAATTCAAGAATAAAATCAAGAATGATCTCATTCAGGGGAGCTTCGCTGATACGTTCTTCAGCAACGAAGACCAGCGAAAGGTCCGCAGATTTGCCCGCGAACTGTACTCTAACTTTGATCCCTATGAGATGGACAAAGTTCTCAAGCAGTTCGAAGAGCTGAATGACGAGATCAACGACATCGACGCAAAGAAGGCTCTTTCGGAGCTTCGGGACTACGCTACGGCAGTGGCCGATGCCGCGATCAGGACCGGAGATGCCGCGGTCGCCGCGGAAGCATTTGATAGCACACTCGAAGAAGTCGATGCTGTCCTCGCAAAAACCGGCACCTCAATGGAGGATCTGACCGGTGCGACCAACCAGACCGAGAGCGCTTTTGATGCGGCGGTGAGGGCTGCCAAGCAGTACCAGGACGCCCTCTCTCAGCTCCGCGGCCAAGTCTCGTCCCTGAAGGGCGAGATGAAGCAAATGCAGGACCTCGCCGCGATCGACCAAGCCTACGCCTCGGTTGTTCAGTCAGTCGGCCAAGAGCGAGGTGCCAGCCGGAAGATCATCGAAGCGGCCCGTCTGCGCGACATGGCGAAGTTCGAAGTCTTGGCTGAGGGCAGCCGGGTCACCCCCCGCATGTTCGACGTCATCCACGGCCATGAGAGTTTCCGCACCGACGCCTATGACGACGGCTACGGCACGATGACGATTGGCTACGGCTCAACGCGCATCAACGGTCGCCCCGTTCAGGCCGGTGACAGCATCAGCCGCGTTGACGCCATGCGGCAGGCCCAAGCGGATATGGAACGGCTGATCGCCCAGATTGACGCGATGGTCGATGTACCTCTGTCGGATAGCCAGCTCACATCCCTGGTCTCCTACGCCTACAACGCCGGCATCGGCTCATTGGAGCGCGACGGTATCCTCGATCCGCTCAACCGCGGTGACTATGCCGGGGCTCAGGAGGCGATCCGCAACGGCGTCGACACGTCCAACGGCCAGTACGTTCAGGGGCTGCGCAATCGTCGCGAAAAGGAAGCGGCGATGTTCGGCGAAGGCTTGGATTCACCGGAAGTCCTCGCCCAGAAGGTGCAGCTTGAGCGAGAGCTGGCCAAGACGCGCGCTGACGCGGCCGAAGCGACGAAAACCCAGATCGCCGACAACGAGTTCGAGATTGAGCAGCAACAGCGAAAGCTCGATGGGAAAGAGCGCGAGGCGTTTATCGAGGCGGAGCTGAGGGAGGCCCGTCAGCAGAACCCGTACATCACTGAGCAGGAACTGGCCGCCGTTCGTCGGCAGGCCGAAGAGATGTACAAGCTGAACAACGCGCTCACGAAGGAAGAGCAGCAGAAGGAGCGCATCGCCAAGATCCAGGAGCGCATTTCCCTCCTGGAAGAGAAGCGCACCGCTCTCCAGCAACTCCGGGAGTTGCAGGCCGAGCGCGGCGACATCAAGGGACTCGAGAGGACCGACGAGAAGCTGGACCGGGTCAACCAGCAACTCCTCGTCGCCATCCAGCGGGCGCGCGAGTTCTGGCAGTCGGTCGGTGGTCCGGAGGCCGAGGCGGCCCTGGCCCGCCTCGACACACTGGAAATGCAGCTTCGCAGGACGGGTGATACAGCCGGTTGGTCGTCCAAGGAAATAACCGAGCTGATGGCCGGTGCTGGGACGAACGCCTTCGACAAGTTTGCCCAGGCGATAGCGAACGGCGAGAACGCCATCGTGGCGCTCCGTGACGCCTTCCTACAGTTCGCGTCCGACTTCCTCATCCAGATCGGCCGTATGCTCGTCCAGGCGGCTCTTCTGCGCTTGCTGGCCCCGTTTGGCGGATGGGTCTCGGGCGGGATGAACGCTGTCATGGGCGTCGGGATGTTCCACGATGGCGGCATCGCGGGCTCGGCGACCACCATGCGCGCGGCAGCGCCAAGCTGGTTCGCTGGTGCCACCCGTTACCACTCGGGCGGCATTGCCGGCCTTCGTCCTGACGAGGTCCCCGCTATCCTCCGCAACGGTGAGGAGGTGCTGACCGAGAACGACCCGCGGCACCGAAATAACGGCGGAGCCTCTGCGCCCGCGGCCCCTCCGGTTGTCAAGGTGGTGAACGCCTTCGACAGCGCCCAGGTCGTGAGTGAAGGGCTGAACTCCGCAACGGGTGAGCAGACCTTCTTGAATATCGTGCGGTCGAACGCCAGTACGATTCGCGACACCCTGGGGATTCGCTGATGCCCCAGAGTGACATGATCCCGGCCCCTGCGGAGGCACGTCTTTTTCCCATTGCACCCAACTGGGATGAGCGCGTCCGGGCGTCGATTGAATACAAGACCGACATTATCACCGCAGGCGTCGGCAGCGAGCAGCGTCGGGCCGTCCGCGACAACCCGCGGCGGGTCATTGAATTCACGGCGCTCCTGGGTTGGCAGGAGCGAATCGTTGCCGACTACTTCATGGCCGGTGCCTTGCCGTACCCAGTCGTGATCCCGGACCCCACCCGTCACATCGTTCTCACGGAAGAGCTGGTTGCTCCGTACCAGGAGAACCCGCCGGATGGCCCATACACCTTCGAGGCGGCCGAGTACGTCTCAGACACGACAACCGAGACGCCCCCGGCGTGGCTGGAGGTCGGTGACACTGTGATGGTGGCCACCCCCTACACCGGCTACCAGATGGAACCGCGAACCATCGGCGGCTTCAGCGCGAACGACATCTTCTTCAGTGACGAAGATGGGTCAGCATTCCCGGCATACAGCACCGTCCACCCGGTTCTATTTGGTCATTGTCGGGTGGAGCCTCGGTCGGTGCGATATTCGAACCGCGTCGCCAGCCTGCCAGTAACTTTCGAGGTGATCCCTGGTAGCGAGATCTTTGAGCCCACAGCGCCGGGCTTCACGCTGGACGGCCTTGAGGTTCTGGAGATCAAGCCGAATTGGGCCTCATCCCCGTCTATGACCTACAGCTTTCCACGCGAGGTCATCGACTACGGCTACGGTCGCATCGGGAACCACATCCCGTATGACTTTCCCGCCCGCATCATGAAGTACGAATACCTCGCCCGGGACCCCGGGGAGGTGAAGTACATCACCGACTTCTTTATGCGGAAGCGCGGCCGTCGGAACTCTTTTCTCGTGCCGACCTGGGAAGATGATGTTCCGTATCAAGCGATCGGCGGCAACGGGCGTCAAATCGTAATAGCCGACCCGACGTTCGGCGCGATCTACACGGGATCGACTGTCTTCCGCCGAATTCTCCTGCGGATGACGGACGGTCGCCTCCTGTACTTCAAAATCGAGTCAATTACCTCGCTCCCCGAGACCGGCTCGTCGGTGATTACGACCGTCGAGCGAATGCCTATCGAGGAAATCTCTCCCGCGACGCTTCAGGGTATCTCATGGGTTCTGCCGGTTCGCTTCGGCAGCGATCGCCTCGACGTCGATTGGGTGACCGGTTCCTCCGCGCAGGTCGCTTTGACCTTCCAGACCTTGGAGGACCTGACGATATGAGCTTCGCCGAATACGAGGTTAGCGAAGAGGGTGGTGCGCCGTTCGAACTCTACGAGTTTCAGTATGGCGACAGTGCCGCCTATCGCTACACGAACTACGATCATGACGTCGAATGGAACGGCGTGGTGTGGCTTGCACGCCCGATCTCGCGTGAGAGCTATCGGTCCTCCGGTAAGGTCGACAAGACCACCCTCGATATCAAGATGCCGGTCGACAGTGACATCGCGGCTCTGTTCACCGGCTTCCCGCCGACTCAGGTCGTCCGCGCCGTAGTTCGGGCGGGGCATCGGGCCGACCCGGAGAACCCGCTTGTCATTTGGACCGGCCGCGTTCTTTCGGTCGCCAAGCAAGACAATCAGATCACGCTTACCTGCGACAGCACACTCGTCTCCATGAAGCGGGTTGGGTTGCGGCGGAACTGGCAGTTGGCTTGCCCATTCCAGCTATACGGGCCGCAGTGCAAGGCGGAAACAGAGCCGCGTCAGGCGACGGTCACGGCCGTCGGCCAGGGCTCGGTCCAGCTCACGGGGAACTGGGCTGAGGGCGTAGAGCCTCACAAGTTCAACGGCGGGATGATGCGGTGGCAGGGTAATACTGGGACCGAATACCGCACGATCCATAATGTTACAGAGAACTCATTGAATATTGTCGGCCCTCTGCGGGGATTATCTGTCGGAGAGACCGTCGATATTTTCCTCGGATGCAATCGCCGCACTGATGACTGCCAGAATTTACACAACAACATCCACAATTTCGGCGGGATGCCCTGGATTCCGACGAAAAACCCAGTTCGATACCACCCATTCTGGTGAGCAATAATGGCTGCTTTTGTAGGTCTACTTCTCGGCCTCGCATTGATGATCATCGGCTACGTTCTGATGCCGAAGCCGAAGGGTCCGAAGCCGCCTGCTGTCACAGAGCTGGAGGGGCCAACCGCCGAGGCCGGTCGACCGATCATGGTCATATTCGGCGAAGTCACGATCAAGAGTCCGAACTTCCTCTGGTGGGGCAATAAATACCACGTCAAAAGAAGCCGTAGGACTGGAAAGAAATGAATTCTGATCGTGAGATGATCTCAATACAAGACGTTCGCAGGGCCGGTTATTGCATAAGTGGCGCGAGGGAGTGGTGCAATCTGCGCGAAATCTCCTTTCGTGATCTTGTCCGAAGGGGGGTTCCAGCTTCCGACGTCGAGAACCTTGGCGACCCAATCGTCGAGCATATCCTGAAAGTGAAGCGGAGCGAGGGTGATGGGCAGTAAGAAAGGCTCAACCCAAACTTGGGTCGAATACTATCTCTCTTTCCACCTCGGTTATTGCATAGGGCCGGTCGATGAACTGACCGCGCTATTCGCAAATGATCGGGAGTTTTTCCGCGGCAGCGCGTCGGGCGGAAAAATCGCAGTCGACAATCCGAACCTCTTCGGGGGCATCGATCGAGAGGGCGGCTTGCAAGGGGATGTCTATGTGCTCACGGGGGCGGAAGATCAGACGCTCCCTCCCGAGCTGGCCGCGCGCTTTGGCTTAACTCCTGAGACCGCACCCGGCTTCCGTGGCGTCGCCAGCCTTGCCTTCCTCGGACCCACCCAGAACGACGGCTTCAAGATCTCGGCCAACTACCCCCAAGTCCCAGTGATCAAGGCCCGATTTCGCCGGGGCTCTTACACGCTCCCGGCGGTGCGGCCGATCATCGTGAATTCCTATGGCTACTGGGACTGCAACCCGGCACACATCCTGCACGAAGTCATTACCAACGGCGAATGGGGCATGGGCGCCGAGCCTGGGATGCTGGACGAAGCGTCGTTCGTCCGGGCCGCGTCGACGCTGTCGGACGAAGACTTCGGGTTGTCCCTCCGCTGGGCTCAACAGGCGACGATCGAGTCGTTCGTTCAGGAGATCCTGGACCACATCCAAGGGCTCCTCTACTTCAGCCCCTCCAGCGGACTCCTGACCCTGAAACTCCTCCGGAAGGACTACGATCCGAACGCCCTCCCCGAGCTGGGACCAGAGGATGGCGTTCTCAAGACGTTCCGCCGGAAGCTCTGGGGTGAGACGGTGAACGAGGTCGTCGTCTCCTGGACAAATCCAGAGACCGAGGAGGAAGAAACCGTCGCGTTCCAGGATCTCGCAAATATCGCGATGCAGGGCGAGGTTGTCAGCGAGACGCGCAACTATCATGGAATTCGGTCGCCGGAACTCGCTGTCAAGGTGGGCAACCGAGACATCGTTGCAGCGGCGACGCCATTGGCATCGGCCGAGATGCTTCTCGATCGACGCCAGTGGGCGATCGAGCCCGGCGACATGGTCCGCATCAACTGGCCCGCCCACAGCATCGACCGAATCCTGATGCGGGTCATGGAGGTCGACTACGGAAAGCCTGACAATTCACAGATCAAAGTGACCCTGGTCGAGGATGTCTTCGGCACCGACTATGCCCAGTATATCTCGATCCCGGAAACCGAATGGACCCCTCCAGACCAGGACCCGAACAGCCCCGAGTTCATCGGCCTGGACGCCAAATTCGTCGCGATCCCCTACCCCTTTGTCTCGACAATGGTGGGCGCTGAGAACGTTGACGATGGGGACTTCCCCTTCATCATTATTGCCGCCCTCGTCACGCCGACGCGCGAGCAGACGGATCTTCAGTCCTTCGTCTTGAACGAGCCGACGTCCGACCCGACCGGGGCTGCCGGTTGGATAGGGGCTGGCGAGAAGAACACCGTGGGCATGACCGGCATTGTGGAGGGTTTGGATCGGGAGGTCGTCAGCGATGTCCTGATCGATATGGAGAATGTCCGAGGTGTGTCCCGCCCGCAGGTCGGCCGCGTCGGCCACATCGACAACACCCTGGGAGGCGGCGACGGACTTTACATGAGCGAAGGGCAAGAGGAGCTGGTTCTCTTCCTCGCAGACCTCGGAAACAACCTCTGGCGCGTCGCTCGGGGCGTTTTCGACACCATACCCCACAGATGGCCTGCCGGGAGCACGATCCGTTTCATTGACGACAGCTTCGATGCACTCGATCCGACCGCCGAGCCCGCTTGGTCGCAGGTCTCCTACAAGCTTCAGCCGAGGACCAGCCTCGGCCTCCAGGACATCAATCTGACGCCGGTCACCAGCACCAGCCGTCCCGCCCGACCCTACCTTCCGTTCCGACCGGCAAACGTCCGCATGGACGGATTGATGTTTGCTGGCCCGGACTACAGCGAAAACTACAACCCACGCGACTGGGCCATGTTGATCACATGGTCGACCCGTCACCGGAAGATGGAAGACGCCGTCTATCGACGTTGGGATGAAGGGGACGTGACCCCCGAGACGGGACAAACGACCGAGGTTTGTTTCTGGGCTGCGGAACCTGGGGGGTACGAGGAGCTTGAGCGCCGCGTGAGGGGGCTGACCGGCTCGTCCTACTCAATCGACATCTACGGCACCGGGCAAGTCGAGGCATTCCCCCTCAAAGTCGTATCAATGCGGAGCGAAATGGAATCACTCCAGGGCATCGAAGAAAATGTCCGCCTTTACAAAAAGGGCTACGGCTCGGACTGGGGGTATTTCTACGGTGGATGGCCGAACCCCGGCGCCCCTGACGATCCTTGGCTTGGTTTCACGGTCGGAACCCCCGGCCAAAGCGGAGAATGACTTATGACAGTGGTGCACTCCTTTCAACTTCATACGAGCTTCCCGCAGCACGGCTGGGAAGAGATGATGACGGAAAATCTCGTCAAGATGTCCCAGACCCTAAATCCCCGTGCGAGCAGCAAGACGACAGCGCTCCCGGCGATCGGTCAGGAGGACGAAGCCTACATCATCCCCGACACGAACCAGCTCGCGTTCTGGACCATGGACGATTGGCACATCATGCCAATACCGACCGGCGTCCTGGTATTTGTTGAGGACGAACAGGCTTACTTCCGATGGAACCCCCTGGTCAGCGATTGGACCCTCGCCTTCCCCCTGAACTACAGCCTCCCCGACATCCCGAAGACCCTGTCGTTCTACGCCCCTGGCTACATCAGGCCGAACGCCACCATCTTCAACTATGTCACGGCCGAGGAATTCACTCTGAGGGCCGGGGCACCGGGTTCCCATGCACGTCTCCGGGTCCCCCCGGTTGGGGGCTCGATAGTCCTGACTGGGAACAACGGACTGACAATCACTTTTGCTTCCGGTTCCACTGAAGGGGTGTTTTCACAGCCCGAGGACGCGGTCTATCGGTTCTTCGAAGGGCCTGAGGGTCCGTTTGCCCAGACTGACACGTTCACCCTCCGGTCGGGCGAAACCTACGATGCGATGGACCTCTCCGTCACCCTGGCTGGCGTCGCCCGCCCGCCCTACGAGAGTTGAGGTCGTCATGACGCTTGAGAACGGCTGGATCGAGTCGACGATGGTCCGATATGCGAACCGGACCCTCTCCTGGAACTACGACACCGGCAAACCGACTGCTGGGTTCCCACGGCCGATGTACGAAGACATCGTGCGGCAGGACTCGTCGATCTCCCTCCGCCAGGGCGTTAGGGCGGGTTGGCAGGCAGGCGAACACCTCTGGGATGCGGACATGAACCTCAACTTCGTGTTCATGAACCGCTGGTCCGCGATGGTGAACGAGTTCTATCGGGAGCCGTGGGGGATCTGGCCGCTGCCGACCCCAAACTACTCCTATGTGAAGAGGGATGGGAACCACGCCACCTACTTCAAGGGGGCGACGGTCGACACCGAGGTCTATCCCTACACGGGCGCCAAAGCCTACATCAAAGCCGACTACCTGAACGTCGGTTTCAACGGGTCCGAATGGAAGGCGTTCTGCGAGACGCCCATCTGGAAGCCCCGCATGGAAATTGCCTTCTATGCGTCGGCCCTGTCGCCGAGCGAGGAGGTTTCTTACACAGCAACCGAGGCGTTCTGGCTGCCCAGCGGTCATCTGCATTTTTCTCACGCTCGCAACATCGTCGACCACGGCAGGCACTATAGCCCGCGCGGCGAGCGCCCCGTTCGCAAAAACGGGCAGCAGATCGGGGTCGCCTTCTCAGACCTGGAGCTGCCGAGTTCAGGGATCATCCTGGATGAAGAGCAGACATTCAACGCCGGGGACGTCCTCAGCGTCGACGGCCCCATGCGCGACGTCGCTATTTCTTTCTTTGGGAAGCGCCTATGACCAAGATCATCGCGAAGAAACTCAACACCTTCCCCTTCATCGAAGTCATCGAGAGCGGAACTTATGGGGAGGACCCGGTCACCTTTGACGTCGAGCCGCCTCTTGCCGCGGCGCTGGAGGGGGCTGAGTTCTCCTACAAGCGGAACCAAGCAGCCCTGGTCAACGACCTCCGGGTCGAGGGTTCGGAGCTGTTCGGCAGTGACATTGTCCCGATTCCGCAGGACGGCATCCGGGTTTTCTCCGACGACGACCGCTTCCTGCTTTTCGGTGGTGACTCCGAGGGCGGGCCGCTCCTGATGCGACGGGCGGGGCCGACATATATGAGGCGCAACGAGACGATCGAGTTCCCCGGAGTTCTGTCATTCGCGGCCTTCGCCGATCACAGCCGACTCCTGGCGATGATTGCCACAAACAACCCGGGCACGATCGAGATCCAGATCCGGGATGAGGATGAGAACTTTCGCCCCCACGAGGGGTTGGACGATCCTATGGAGCTTGATGCGCCGGTCGGCACGGTCGAGGAGTTGTCCTTCACCCCGGACTTTGCGTTCCTTCACTGCCGGACTGACCAGGAGAGCACCCTGTTCTCCACGGACGAGGACGTCTTTTCCGACGTGGGGTTTCCGTCTACCGGGCGCATCCTTGCTGTGTCCCCGGACTCGCGCTTCTTCGTGGTTGATGACGGGGACACGACCGACCCGCTAACCGTCTACTTGCGTGATGGGTTGACCTTCACGCCATTCGGAACCCTCCAGTCGTCCGACGGCAACAATCGGAAAGCAACTTTCGACCCGGAGGGGGACGTCCTAACGGCGACAGCGGGGGGATATCTCCAGATCTACCATCTTTATCCGGAAGATGGCTGGGTGCGTTCGGGTGGTATCGGCAATCCTGGCGACGTCGCGTTTTCGCGGGACGGCTCGATGATGTACAATCGCCAAGGTCTTTACGGGAAAACGTCCGAAGAAATTCTTCCGTTCGCTGCTGAGTTCACCATCGTCGACGGTGCATTCTCGCCCGACGGAACTCGGTTCGCCTACAGCACCGGCTCAGAGGCGGGTTTCACGATCGCATCATGGGATGGGGAAACCCTGACTACGATCCAGCAGTCCCAAACCGCTGTCCCCGGCGCCATGGGTACTCGCTTTGCATGGTCTTCCGACGGGAGTGCCCTGGCGATGGAATCGCGGCTCCCCGGCGAAGCAAATGACCAGCAAGTCGAAGTGTGGAAGTGGGATGGGAACCTGGAATCTTACATCCAGAACACCCTTCCTTCATCCATTGTAGGCGGAGGGGGTACGTTCGACTGGTTGTCATGGTACGCCGACGACCGGTTGATCTGTGGCTTTTCAAATGGCGGGGTTACCATACTAAACTTTGATGGGAGTGTATTTACCCGGCCCTACGATATCTCGTTTGCATTTTTCTCGGGAGAATACATAAAATCTAGGTCCGCCACCTCTGATGGTAAGCTTTTTGTGGCGACGAATAAGGCTTGTTACATATTCGAACTTGGCGAGGCGGCTGCCACCCGCCTACCCAACCTTCCAATGCCCACTTGGTTCGACCCATTGGGCCCATCGAGCCAGATCGGCGCAGTCGCTCCTTCTTATGATCGTTCGCGAGTGCTCGTTAACTTCGGATCAACGGGCAGCACGCCTTATCTCGTACTGATGGTGCCAAGTGGATCGACATATAGCATCGTTGACGAGCGATTTGGCGATGTCTCATCAGCACCGGTTGACGGCAACCTGGTCACATTCTCCCCCGGGGGAGATCGAGTCTTAGTAGATACCTACTACGAGTTAGAGTTATTCTCGCTCGTCGGTGACACCCTGGAGCTGGAAGGTCGCATTTCACTCATCGGCGTCCCTGGCGCGACCCCCGGTTCAATTTCGGGGTTGGACTTCGTCAGTGGAGCGCTCCGCGTCGATGGTGGCTTCTACAAAGCCAGTGATCCCTACACCCTCTACAGCTACGCCTTCCTTAGCGGCCCGGGCGTTGGTGGCGCGGCAAACGATGGCTTCTCTCCGAACGGTGAGATAGTCCACACGACCGGCGAGCATCGGGCCGTCGACGATCTGGGAACACCGCTGACCCACCTCTCCTTCGAGCACACCTACCCCGCTGATCAGGTCACCGACGTCCAGTACAGCAACTCAGGCAACCACGTCCTCTGGGAGAACCCGGACGGGGTTGCCCTCGCCGTTCGAAGGCCCGACGACACCTTCATTGAGGTCGAACGGCTGACCGGAACCTTCGTTACGGTCTACGAGATTGATCGCGAGGACTATGTCCTCCGCGAAAAGGGCTACGAGGTGCATGCGGAGGGGGCGGTAGTCACCGACATGGTCTTCTCACAGAGCCCAGTGGCCTTCTCCTATTTCGTTTCCGATGAGGGGCGGCAGGTCTACAACACCGCCTTGGAAGACGCCTACTTCTTCAAGGGAACCGAGTATGACGAGGACATGCTCGCGTCGTTCTTGGCCTTCTCACCAAGTGAAAGTCACTTTGCAGCAACCTATCAACGGGATGACGGTGGTCATTACGTCGTCCTCTACAAGTTCATGGACGGCGATCTGAACTACGAGGAGACCGACCGGAAGACGGTCGAGTTTGGGCCGGTCGATTTCTCAGGGTGTGCCTCGATCGTCGTTGCCCACGGCGGCGAACAACCATTCTCGGTATTCGACGTCGACCTTGAAACGGACACCCTGATCGAGAAAGAGATCCCGCAGATTGATTGGGAAACCGAGGGTCTAATCCTCGATGTCAAATTCGCTGATTGCGACAACCTCGTGCTCCTCACTGAGGATGAGGTCATCAACTATGAGAGCGACGGCGAGACTGGGGACTGGGCCATCACCGATGAAGTCGACCGGGACGACCGGGGTGGCGATCGCCTCGATCAATACGAGGGTGACGACAACTTCTATGTCCGCCCCGGGGAACCCGGTGGAGGTGGCGGCCCTGGCGATGGTGGTGGCGGAGGCTACGGATGGGACGGGGGCGTTCTCACCCCGAGGACCTACATCCCCTACGTCGCCGTGAACGTCTTCTATCGGGAGTAGCCTTGCCAGAATATCACGTTTAAAGTAGATATCACCTTATATGTGAACCGGAGATCTCCCCATGACTGTCAGCATTGCAGCCGCCGCGGCCATGGCCGCTTGTGACGCCATCAACGGCTTTATCGATGCCGGCGCTTCTGCCGGCACCCTGGTCATCTACGAGGGCACCCGCCCCGCATCCGTGGCGACTGCCATTGGCGCGCAGACGGCCCTGGTCACCCTGACCCTCGGCGACCCGGCGTTTGCCGCTGCCGTCGATACCACTGCCGGTGGGCACGCCACGGCGAACCCGGTGGACCCCGTTCAGGCAGGTGCCTCTGGTACGGCCCAGTTCTTCCGCATCTTCGACGGCGATGGTGACGCGGTCATCGACGGCGATGTCACCGACACTGCCGGGAACGGCGATCTGAAGCTCTCCTCGACGGCTGTGGTTGCCGGGATCGACGTCACCGTCGTCTCGCTTACGACCACGATGCCCAAGAGCGCGGCGTAGGTTCGTCTGATATGGCGCAGGGGAACCCACAGCTCGCCACCTGGAGCATTGACGAAGTCGTTCGGCTCTATGAGATATCGAATGACGTCTTCGTCCAAATCGACTCCCGGGGTGGCTTCGCAAACAATGCGTCAAGCCCTGCGCCGTACCTCCGCTTTGTGAATGACAGCGAGCATCTTCTTGTCAGGGCTGGGACGTATTCTTCGGCCGCGACGATCCGGACGCTTGCGCTTCCCTACGTCAGCGACCCGATTATCTCCACGCAGAACCGGCCCGCGGCGTCTGCCAATATCCTGGCTGGCGGCTCCGATCTCTTCAACGCAGCCGACGGGGATTACATCTTCATGTCCCCGGACGATGACCCTCGGTCCCGAGCCGCCCAGACGATAGTCGACTCGGACGGCCAGCTTATCCTTGGGGGTGACGTCGGCTACCCGGCCCCAACGGAACTCACGGCGGCCGCGATTTCCCCTGACGGCAAGCTCCTCGTCGGTGCTCAGGCGATTGGCACCCGATCCAATGTCTGGGTCCGCCACAGCTATCATGAGGATGGCCACCCGATTTATGGGGACCCCCAGGCAGGAGACCTCCAGCCGGCGTATGAGCTTGAGGTGCGCGCGCCGATCGACGGGCTGGCCTGGGCTTCGAACGGTGACTTCATGTTCGGTGTGGGCGGTGATGGCTACATCCAAGGCTACCGCCGCGTCGATGACAACCTGATCCTGGAATGGGTCCATCAGACGACGCGCGGAGCGCCCACAGCGATCGTGGCATCGCCCGACTCCCGAACGATTGCGATTTCCTTTGAGGAGGAGGGGGTTTTCTCCACCGTCCTCTATGAGCGCACCGGCCCCTACCTCGCTGAAGAGCAGGTCCTATCGGGTATTGGTCAGGCGCTCACCTTCAGCGGTGGCGGCACCTACCTCATCGACGCCATCTCGCGCGTCGCCTTCAAGCGCCAACCCGACCTGTCCTTCGCTCTTCTCTCTGGCGCCATGGACAACGTCGCCAGCGGTGTTCGGTCACAGGCTGTCAGCAGCCACGTTTTGAACCTCTCGGGCCGGGCTCATCTCTATCGGGGTGCTGTCGGCTCTGTTGCGCTGCGCGAAGTTGACCTCAGCAACACCCGCTTGACGCTCCTCTCCGAGGCCGCGGAGTTCAACCCGGATGACGCATCGATCGGCGACGTCACCTCCGAGGGGGCGTTCGAGGTCACAGACGCGGGCTGGCCCGCTGGAGGCAAGGTTCTGACCGGCGTCCAGTTCGCCCCTCTGACCGGCGGTCTGGCGTCGCTGACCGCCGATCCCTGCACGCACATCGCAGTGGAAGAGGCGCTGAGTCACCGACACGTCGTGATCTACGACGCGACCGATCAGACGCCGATCGTCTTCGTCGAGTTTCCGGTCGATTACACCACACCGGAAGGCGCCGAACTCAGGTTGACGTTCGAGTACGATTCACTCCTGATCTTCTCAACTTAGGAGGGGCAGTGATCTTCGAGCGCATCCCTCTCAGCGGCGCATCGTCGGACAACGTCAACGACGTTTCCATCACACCAGATGGCACGCACCTTTCGACGGCGGTCAGCGTCACTTCGGCGGGGCAACACGTCCAGGCGTTCACCCTGTCCAACGCCGAGTTCAACCGGTCCCTTTCTTTCACCTCCTCCCTCTCTGGGGACTACGGCTACTCAGCTCGGATTCATCCCGGCGGAGATTTTCTGTACGCAGGCATCGGATCGAACCTCGTCATCTATGAGCGGGACGGCGGCACCTACTCCATCTTACGCTTCAACACCTCTGCCGCAGGTCTTCCCCGCAGGGTCGCTGTGAGCCCGGATGACCTCCATATTGCTGTCGCAACGAACACATCGGGCGGGGGCCTTTACCTACTTAAGAAGAACGGTAGCTCGTTCAGTCAAATCCCGATGTCTGCGGGTGATAAGCCCGGAACAACCGCCTACTACGTTGCCTATTCACCTGATGGTCAGTATCTGGCCGTCGGATACAATGGTGGCAGCAATCTCATTGTCTACCGCAGATCCGGGGACACCTATACGCGACTTCCCGCCCCTGACGTCGCCCCGACATCATACTGCCACCATCTGAACTGGTCCCCTGATAGCAGTCATCTGGCGGCCTCGTTCTCGGTTGATCCGGGCCTTCACGTATATGAGGTGACCCCCTCGGCGGTCACCCTTGTCGCAGCACGCGATGTGAGCGGGTCACCGCCGAGGGTAGAAGCCAGTTTCTTCCTGTCGATCGACTCGCTCCTGGTCCTCTATGGCGGGGGTGATCCCAGTCCCCTATTCAACTTCGACGGTTCCACACTCTCATTCAATCAGGACGTCGATTTTGGTGGATACGATGTTGGCCAAGGCCGGGCCGACATCACGGAAGATCGCAAGACAATCGCAATGGCGAACGGGTTTCCGACGGACTCTATCGCGGTCTTTCGAAGCCCGAAATCCTCTGGTGCGCTCAGCTATCCAACATTCACCCTAGACGCAGAAGTCGACCTCCTTCCGATTGAGGTCTCCGGTGAGGTGACCTTCCCGTCGGCCGCGACGAACTTCGCCCTGTCGACGGATCAAACCCCTCCTCCCATTCTTCCCCCGGTAGAGGTCCAGGCCGCCTATCTCACGGTCGAGTCCATGGGAATGAGCCTGGACCAGGGTCCCCCGGCGAATCCGTATCTGTACGCCTGGACGACGTTCCCCGCCCTGACGGCCGCGGCGGAAGCCAGACTTGGCAATAAGATCCAGAGCGAAGTCATCTTCCCGCGACTCCAGAGCGACGGCTCCCTCGAATGGGACCTCCTGCTGAGCGGTGGGGCTAGTCTCCCCCGCTTCAAAGCGGAGGGCGAGGCCGAGGCGCGCATCGTCACAGTTGATGCGAAAGTAACTTTCCCCGTCCTCTCGGCAGCCGGTGAGGCGCTGGTCCCGAACGGTGGTGCAGTCGAGCTTTCCTTCCCGACGTTTGAGGCAGATGGTGAGGTTGGCGTTCCGATCGTCATTGAAGGAGAAGGGGGCTTCCAGGCGTTCTCGGTCGAAGGCTCGGTGAACGTGCCTCTGGGGGCCTTCGTCGAACTCAATTTCCCCGGTTTGTCCGTCGGCAGTCTAGGGGGTTACCCCATTGAAGGTGCCGGGGCGCTCGATGCGCCTCCGTTCCACCTCCGGGGTGAGATCGAGGTTCACATCCCCGACGACTACACTGTCCGGTCGGCGGCGCGGTTCCCTCAATTCCAGATCCTCGGCGAGGGGCTTGCCCCCCCTGGCGGACCTGCGGAGATTCGCTTCCCCTTGTTCGCTGCTCAGGGGGAGGTGAATGTCCCGCTCGCTGCCATTGCCGCGGTCACATTGCCGACCTTCGGGTTCGACGCTTTCCTGTCTGTCCCCTATCGCATCGACGCGAATGGCCGCTTTCCCGCCCTGGTGATCGACGGCCTTGCTGGGCACCCCGTTCAAATCATGGGGCCGATCTCGCTCCCAGCGTTCCGCGCATCGGGGAAGCTCAACTATCGCGATCACATCACCATGGACGCAACTTTCCCTGCATTCCGAGTTAGGGGGCGGGACTATCAATCACTCAGCCTCGGCGGGGTGGCCCTTGGGTTGACCGATCGCGGTGTCACCATTGGATCGGGCGTGACCCTCTGGGGCACCCCAAGTTTGAGGATTGGATAATGGCAAGCACCGATCAGATCACATTGCGGAACACCGAATGGACCCGCGTCGGGCAAGGCGCCACCACGGTCGCAATCCAAATGGTCAGCAACGGACAGATCCGTGTCCACGTCGGCGACTCAGAGCCCCAGCTCTCTGCCGCGGGTCTTATCATCGGGAGCGACGTCGACGAGTTGCCGCTGACGTTTACCGCCTCGAACCTCCCCGAAAATGCCGGGGTTTGGGTGCGCGCCATGAGCGCGGACACCCTCGATATAACGGCATTGGCTTATTGAGGATTTTGCGACGGCAAGCCGTTGAAATCGGGGCTCTCCAGTAGTAGTGTGCAAATCACTTTATAAGTGTATTTCACTTCTGGAGAGCGGGAAAATGACCCAGTCGAACTTCTCGAATGCCCTCGCTAAGGTCCTCGTCCATGAGGGCGGCAAGGCAGACCACCCGAATGATCCCGGTGGCCGCACCAACCAGGGCATCACGCAGCGCACCTATGACGCCTATCGCTCGCGCTTGGGCCTCGGAAAACGGGATGTCTGGAACATCACCAACGGCGAGCGCGACGCCATCTACCGGCGCCAATACTGGAATGTCATTCACGGCGATGAGCTTCCGCCGGGCGTCGCCTACGTCGTCTTCGACGGCGCCGTGAACTCGGGACCGTCCCGCTCCGTGAAGTGGCTCCAGCGTGCCCTGGGATCGGCTTACACGGGTCGCGTGGATGGCCTCATTGGGATCATGACCATGGACGCCCTCCGGGCGGTCAATGATCACGACCTCCTCATTGTCAAGATCCTCCAGCTCCGCAGGGCCTTTCTGAAAGCCCTTTCGACCTGGAAATATTTCGGCCGCGGTTGGACCGCTCGCGTCAATGATGTGCGCGCAACCGGTCAGGCGTGGGCTCGGGGCTCGGTCGGCCCGGCCATCCACTGGCATGAGGGCGGCAGCGCCAAGGCCGAAATCGAAGACGCCAAGAAAGCACCGCCGACGGGCGTCGCAGACGCGCTCATTGGCGGGGGCCTTGGTGCCGGTGGTGGCGCCCAAGCGATCGCGGAGGCCAAAACCACGCTTGTCCCCCTGGCGGGCGACGGCGGCCTCGTGGACTCGATCCTGGTCGGCCTGACGATCGCGGGCATCGCATTCACCCTCGGCGGCATCGCCTATCGGATCTGGGCGAAGCGCAAGCAGGCGGCTCTTGAGGAGTCGCTCGATGTGGCGACGGCATGACCGATTGGTTCAACAACTCGATCCCCTGGTGGACCCTGGCAATTGGCGGCGGAGCCCTCACCGTCGTCGCCTGGGTCTACCTAGGGCGTAAAGCGGCGACTGCATTAGCAGTCGCCGTCTTTCTAGCGGTCGTCGATCGCCGAGCCCGGCAGGCTGGCTGGGAAGCCCGGGACGACCTTCAAAAGCGACGGGAAGAGGATTTCGTCGATGACTATCGCGACCACGAGAAGCGTTCCCGCGCTCGTTCTGAGTCTGAGCTTGATCGCCGCAACAATCGCTGGCTGCGCGACTGATCCCGATGCGGGCTCCAACGCGTGGTGCCAGACAAACCAGCCCATGCGGCCGACGGCGGCCGAGTACGGGGCGTTCAGCCTAGCTCGAAAGATCGAGATGGATTCCCACAACAGCTTTGGCACCAAATGGTGTGGCTGGTCTCCGAAAGGAGGGTACTGATGAGCCCAACGAGTGGGAGCCCACTACCGCCCTCTGAGGTCGCCCGGCTCTACGAGGCAGTGGGGCGATTGACGGCAAGCGTCGAAGCCACGCGGGCCGATGTCAAGCGGATGGAGGAGAGGTCAAACGCGGGTCTCAGCCGGGTTTACGAGCGCCTGGACACTTCCGCGAGACGAATGGCGGAGGTCGAGGCGTCGCTCAAATCCCTGGACACCTCCTACGAGGAAGACGTGAAGCCGACCATCGAATTCGTCCGGTCGCTTCGCCAGCGCGGCGTTGGGTTTCTCGCCGCGGCTGGCATTGCGGGTACAGGCATCGGGTCAGTCGCAGCCACGACCCTGTACATTTACTGGGATAAGATGATCAAGTTCTTGCAGAACCTCTGATCGACATCCGGGAGATTTCAGTGATGAAGCCGACCCCGGCACCACTGGCTTCTCCCTCGATAGCCTCCCGATGCATCATGTCACGCAGGATCTTCCCGAGCAGTCCCGGGTCGTCGCGATCTCGCACCTCGCGAACGGCCAACCGGGCGTACTCGGCACCGCGCTTAACATCGCGGCTCCAGTCATCGCTCCCCTCGACCGACCAGTAGGGGAACCCACCACCTGCGTCGATGAAGGGAAGGTTGGGCAAGTCTCGGCCGGTTTCCACGTTCGTTTCAAAATACATACGCGACTCCCTTGGGCGCTTACTCATTTGCGCCCCAACAATTCAAGATAGACGTCGGCCCCATCCCTCAGATTCAGACGCGACATCATCCCATCGACGTATTCATCCTCTTGTTCAATGAGGATGCAATCTACGCCCTCTTGGCGTGCCGCTTCTCCGGTTGTGCCCGACCCCGCGAAGGGATCGAGGACGATCCCACCCGGTGGCGTGACATGGCGAATAAGCGATCGAATGAGGGCAACTGGCTTGACGGTTGGGTGTGTAGACCCGGATCGATCCTCCTTGTTTGCCTTCCTGTGGTAGATGACGGGATCGGGAAACGGGTTGGCATAGCTCTCAAAGAACTCACCCGCCCCCTCCGGCAATAGAGCCAGGGCTTCCCGAGAACCGTCGTGGATGAAATTTGCCGGCCAACGTCCCGACGCAGGTCTACACCCCTCGATATTCACAGGGCCTACACCGTGCTTCAGGATGTTCTCGCGGGCGTTCTTCTCCGAGAACGGCTTCTGCGCGATATAGATGGGCTCCACGGCAACCTTCCGACTGGCCGTCCCGTAGTACCACCCACCCCAATTGTTGGCCTGCTCATTGGCCCCGAGTGCGCGCACAGCACACTTTGCTTTCGTCATGCCGGTCCCGTAGACCCAGCAGATAAACGGGTGCATGACGAAACCGGCTTGTTCCATCGCAGCCGCCTGGAGATGCCCAGTCCGAGCTGACGAAAAGGCGGCAACATACCCCCCAGGTAGTATTATCTCCGCCAACAAAGCCCAGAATTGCGCATCTTGGGCGATTAGGCTTCCACTTTCACCACTGTCCCAAGATTTACCAACGAAACGATCTGATTGCCGGGAGAAACGACCGTCCCTTCCGACCTTTGCTTTCTTTGAACTTTGTTTACCAAAGCGCCTCACAACCGAAAGAAGATGGTATGGAGGATCAGTGACGACTGCGTGAACCTGTATACAATCTTTTGCCAGTTGCTCAATAACTTTTCTTGAGTCACCCCGATGTAGCTCGATCACTAAAAAGCTCCTGATACTTCAGACGCCGACGGGCTGAATTCTGATCAGCGCTCGAACCAACGCGTTAGAGGATGTCATCGTCGGACAACCTCGCCTTCGGGGCGGACTGTGACCGGTACGCCAACGCCTCGCTGATCGCATCAACAGGGTCTTTGGACACCCCAGACTTCAGAGGCCCATGACCTGAGACCTCGCGGAATCGAGCCTCGAAGAGGCCGCGCGCGTTCGCCCAGAGCGTCAAGTGATTGAGTTCACCCGCCCTGGCGAGTCTCCTCAACATCGCTTCGAGGCGCCCAGCCTCCGAGGTCTTTCTCGACCGACTCGAGCTTCTTGGCGGCATCGCTCATCTCCTCGTGAATTTGCTCGCGGAGCATGGCTTTGAGCGCCGCCCGTCGTTCCGGGTCCAACCGACCCTCAAAATACTGCCCCTGAACGATCGCATCGAACCGGCCGTTGTTGATGGCCTTCAGCTTGGTCTGAAGCTCGACCATCTGATCGATCGCGTTGCGCGCCGTGAGAAACGCCCCCAGCCGTTCGCCATCAGACAACGTCGTCATCCTCACCGTTCTCCTTTCTCGGCAAGCTCCTCAGGGCTTTTTCCATCGCCTCGATCGGGTCGCGCCCCTCGTTGTAGCGCGCTGCGTATTCGCCCTGGACGAGGCAACCAACCTGCCAAGCGTCCCCGTCCGGAGCCCTGGCAATCGATATGCTTCGCAGCCCGCGGTGACGCTCTGCCCAGCGGATGAGGAAATCGAGCTTCATTCCGCGCCCCAACCAGGCAAGCTCCGGTACTCGACTGGCCTACCCTCACTGACCGCATTGGCGATCCCCGCTGACATCCCCTCGGACACTCCCAGGTCCGCGTAGACAACGGTTGCATCAGCCAACCTGCCCCACTCGAACCCGGCCATGATGCCCTTGTGGCGCTCGGCGGGGATAAGATCGTTGAGGACGCCGGGTTGCGTGTAGAGCGCATGGGAGGCGAAGGGCGCCTCGTCCCGCGACAGACAGTCGGCCATGGCGGCGCGGAGGTACGCCATATTTCGCTTTCGCTGCGCGGCGCCACCGGCAAATGGGCTCTCGATCACGACGCGCTTCATCAGAAGATGCCCCTGTCCCGAAGCCACCAGTCCGCCACAACAAGATCGGAGTCCCCCTCCTCGATCGACTGGCCGTCGAGGCACACCGACCGGGGGACCCAGAACTCTTCGTCCTGATGATCGACCAGGACGGCGTCATCTGTGGTCATGGTGACTTCGCAGTAGATCGTTCGCTGACCTGCCGTGCGCCCCATTGTCAGATCATCCCGAGCGCGTGGAGATAAAGGTCGAGAAGGGCTTCCTCCTCCTGGCGCTCCTCTTTTTCCTTCTTCCGAAGGGCGACCACCTTCCGCATCGTCTTCGTGTCGTAGCCGTTCGCCTTGGCTTCGGCGTAAACGTCCTTGATGTCGTCGGAGATGGTCTTCTTCTCCTCCTCCAGGTTCTCGATGCGCTCGACGAACTGGCGGAGTTGATCAGCGGCGACGCCGCCGGCATTCGAGCCGCCGGAGAGGTCGTCCCCGCCAACGACATCATCGTCATCGTAGTTCTTCGCCATAGGTGTTTCTCACTAAAAAAGTGCCTGTTGGTCGTCAGGAAACCGGTTCCGGACATAGATCCGGAGCGTCGTGATAAAGTAGTCGGCGGAGATGCGACCCTGGTGCCACTCGTCGAGGGCGTAGAGGACGTGGTCGTCATACTCGGGAATGTGGTTGACCTGGATGAACTCTGACATCGGGATCGGCGTGGCGTCCGATGCGTCCGGGCCGGTCCACTTGAGCTTCAGAGCCCAGGCCCAGTTCAGGAAGCCGTTGGCCTTCCGAACTGCGAGGCGTTTCGGCTTGGCTTTCAACACATCCCGGCGAAGCTCGGCGTGATGCAGGGCTTTCTCAAGATCCGACTTCCCGCCTTTGAACGGGGCTCGAATGACGTATTCGAGGATGTTGCCCAGGAAGAAGTCGTATCCATTCGCGGCGATTACTTCGACCGGTTGGATGGGAAATCTCTTGTAGTGACCGCCGGATACCTGCCGGTCGAGTGCGTTCGTCTTCTGGTTTGTCACGCCAATCCTCGCAGCGAAAAATGCTCGATTGTCACCTTGGGATCGGCGGCATGCCGCCAAGTCCCGTCCTTCCCCAGAAGGAAAGTCCCGACTGATGTCGCCATCACCTTCGCGTCCCCGCTAGGCGCCCCACCCACAACTTGAACAATCTTGTCGAACCAACCATGGGCTCGGGGTGCGCTGAGCTTCACCTTGATCATGACAACCTCACCCAAGGGGCACCTGTCAGTACCATAGCACCTAATATGTGCCAATCAACAAACGTCTTCGTCCTCGATTTCAGTCGAAGGAGCAGGGGGAGCGCCCAGGTGAGCCGGCAGATCGAAGGGGAGGTCCAGGAGCCCGGCGATCGCCTCGTAGTCCTCGACGGGGATGCGAACCCACCCATCGTGGTCGGACTTCATGCGCTTAAAACAGCGTTGCAGCTCTTCAACGCGCGCGCTGGTTTTCTCTGCCTTCGTTGGGGCCTTGGGAGCCTTCGGGCTCGGCGCAGGCAAGTCACCTTCACCACCTCCCCCTTCATCGGAACCCCTGGGCTCTTTGGCGCTGCGAACATGCTTCGCTGTCGCACGTTCTTTTCCGGCTTCGTTCGCCGCCGCGACGGCATCACGCAGCACCTTCAGAGCCGCGTCCTCATCACCTCCGCAGCCCTGAACCGTCTCGATTGCCAGGGTGGCGGAGATGCGGCCCTTCCGAACCAGATCCTTGATCTCGTCGCGCATGTCAGCGAGACCGACCAACTGCGCAACGTACACCCGACTGACCCCGGTCTGCCGTGCGATCTCCGAGTCGCTCAGGCCCAGTTCCTTGAGCCGCTTGTATACAGTCGCCGTCTCCAACGGCGAGAAGGGCTTCCCCGAGTTGCGGACGATCTGGGAAAGGACGCGATCGGCGTCCGACGCTTCCTTATCGCTCATCCGGACGCTGAGGAGCATGTCCGGGTCTGCCTCGTACTCCTCGATCGCCCGAAGTGCACCGCGGAAGCGCGACTCGCCGTCTTCGATGTAAAGCTTCCCGCCCTCCAGATAAGCGGTCAGAGGCTGTTTGACGCCGACGGCCGCGATCGACTGGGCGAGCTTGTCGACGTGTTCCTTGTTCTCCGGGTCGTCAAAGTCCCGGCTGTTCCAGCCTTCCTTGATGTGGAGGTCCGAGGTGTGAACCCGAAAAAGGTCACTCCGCCCCTTCGCAATATCTTTGATTCCAGCCATTGGTGTCTCCCTTTCCGATAGCGAACAATTACTCTCTAAAATGTGTGAAAGCAATTAGAAAGTGACTATCGGATCAATTTTATCGACTGGTCGCCCCGAACGCCGGGGTTTAGGGCTACCTCGTCTCCTGCCCGAACTCCGTCTACATAGGTGTCCTCGGCTTTACGGCTGGGCCTCGCACGTGCCTGCTTGATCCCGATGCCGGCGTCAGCCAGGGCCTCGTCGATGAGTTGACCCTTCAGAACCACTAGTCCTTTGCCGGTTGGCTCCGCCGTCTTGAGGGCGCGTATCCGCTGAGCCAACCGGTCGGCCATCCCGTCGAGGAACGGGTTAACCTTGCGTCGCCGAGCGCCCTCGCGCAGCAGGCCGTACCGCCGGTTCACTTGCGCCTGGGAGCGGAGCATCGCATTGCGGCATATCTCCAGAAGATACCGAGCGACGTCGACCTCGTGATCGAAACCGAAGAAGTCGATTGTCTCGCGGCTGGAGCCCCGCGGGCTTTTCCAATATCGACAGCCGGTCAGATCCGCGATTGCCGAAGCCACTTTCCAAAGCCTCTCACCCACCGGGTCGTTGTAGATCTCCCGATGACGACGAAAGGAACTTTCGCGCACCTGGACCTCGTCGAGGGTGAGGTTGTAGCGGGAAAGCATTTCAGCCGCCTTGGCCGCCGCCGAAACCGCCTCGTCCTCGGTGCAGCCGTTCTCGGTTGTCTTGGCCAGGAGCGCCCTTATCCGGGCGGCGATCTTCCCCTTGTCGACCATGGAGAACTCACTTCTTCGGGGGCTTCTTCCGATGCACAATGGGTGTTGTCGTAGGGGTGACGTTTCCTGCTGCAATCGGTCGCCGACTGACCCCGCGGCCCTCAAGGGTCTCGATCCGTCCCCGCAGCAACTGGTTCTCTGTCCGAAGACGTTTGATCATCCTATATAGCTCCTCCGGAGTCTCCCGGATGTACTCCCGATAGCTCACGATGTAGCGGGTGCGTCGCTTGAGCATCCGCCAGCAGTAATTCGCCGACACACCGGACAAGAAGAAACTGACCGCAACGACGGCATCAGATAGCATCCTGCTTCCTCCGAACCGCGACAAGGAAATGATCATCGGGGATCTCGGGCGGGCGCCGCGTGAAGAGCTTTTCTCCTCTGCCAATCGACGCCGACAATTCATCGGATGCGTCGATCCAGCGCCCCTCTCCGTTCGGGTTCGACTTCGGGACGATCTTCAGCTCTCGACGGGTCATCTTGCCCCTCCCTTCCTCTCGAAGCCGATCGGATGCCAACCCGCCGGGATCTTGTCCCGGATAAGGAGGTAGCGGTCGGCCACACTCTTGACCTTCCGAAACTCGCGGATCGATATGCCTTCGATGCGAATCCACTTGGCATCCGGCGAGTGAAGGTTGGGCTCCATGTCGTCGCGGTTCGGGGCGATGCGGACGAGCATCGACTTCCGCGGATATGGAGTGACTTCGGGATCAAGCTTCTCCCGAGGGGCTTGGCGGGGAACTATTCCCGGCGGATATTCCATCAGATGTCCTCCACAGATCGGAATGCCTTGAAGACCGGCAGGAGGGGTGCCCCCTTCGGGCCGGTGCGTTGGTACTTGAAAGTCACTTTACGACCCAGGTAGCGGCGCTGGTTGGCCCAAATGATCAACCTCTGCGCCTGGGTGAACCCGGTCCCCAGCTCGAACTCGATGCCGTCCTTCCAGCGAAGAACCAGGGCGCCCAGCATCTCCGTTCCGACCATCCCTGCCTTCGCGGTCGATCGCTTTGCGTAGCCCCGCTCGTCACGGGTCTGTTCATTGGTGTTGTGCCGGCGCTCGACGAAGGCGATAACCTCGGCCTCGTCGTCGACGAAGCGTTTGATCTTGAGGAGCGCGCCCTCTTTGAGCGTCGACCGGCCAAACTTGTAGGGCGCATCGGAGCGACGGACGATCACACCTTCCCAGCCCGCCGACACAAGATTTTCCTCGAACTGGATCAGCTCGGCCGCGTCGACGACCAGTTCGCATTCCGCACGACGGCCTGCGGTGACACGCCTCCATCGACTCCGGTAAGGATCGCCCGGATGCTCGACATGGTCGAAGGTATGGAAACAAAAGTCCCATTCACCTCCGGCCGACATGACCTTCGACTGGACGGTGTTCAGCTCGTCAGGGGCGCCGTCGGTATAGGTGACGATCTCCCCGTCGTGGTGCAGGAAGTCCGGGTGACTGAGAGCCGCGCGTATTTCGAGGTTCGGGATCGGCTTTAGCGTGCGCGTTACCGGCCCGAGGCCCGGCAGAACGACGCACCGGATGCCGTCGAATTTGGGCTGAGCGATCAGAGGGAAGACGAGCTTCGATAGGTCAGCCGTTTCCGCGAGCATAGGCCGAAACTGCATCGCACATTCTCCAGTTATTTTCACCTAAAAGGTGCCTTATTAGGAAAGATAAACGGTGAACCCTGCGTCCTGGGCCGCTTCCCGCATGCGGCGCAGCCAGGGCGCCAAGCTGACGAACTCATCCATGGAATGATCGAAAATGACCACTCGATAGTCGGGATGCAGGCGCCCCATCGGGTTCTGTTGCGCACTGAGGACGCGAAGCTTCGCCCCGTTATCCGCGATCAGGACCGTCCGCGAGGGGACGTGGAGCGGGAGCCGAGGTCCTTCCTCCCAGGCCAGATGCTGAGCCAGCTCGAACACGTAGTCGCCGACGACTTGGTTCGGGACTATGAAGGTGACATTGTGGCCCTCCACAATGTGACGAAGGCCCTCGCGGAGGAGCTGCGTCGTTCGGCCGGTACCGCGATCAGGCATGATTACCTCCCTTTCGCGCCGCGTGGTGACGCTTCGCCCATTCCTCAGCGAGTTCGAATGAGTCATGGGTTGAGATCACCTCAGTGCCCATGGGCTTGGCCGGGTTGCGTTGGCTCAGCCAGAACACACCCTCATTTTCGCTGATCCGATAGCCGAAGGGGCCGCGGAACCCGTGTAGCGTTGGGGTCCACTCCCATTTTTTGGTCCAGGCCCTCGCCAAGTCACAACGTGCTTTGATCAACTCGGTATTGTAGATTCTTTCAGCGAATCCATTGTAGGTATCTGCCCCGCCGGCACGCAGCTCTTCCTCAAGCAGCCTCACCCATTCAACGGGGTTGTTTTTGATCGGCGTGTCGCACTCCCGATTTGCCGTGCGATCCGCCTTAAATTCCTCGTCTACGATGCGGAGGGCGTCCCTATAGGTCTCCGATTTCTGCGAGAATGAGTGGGCGATGTCGGTGAGGCCCTTCATCCGACAGTCCTCGCATTCCTTCTCGCACTCGTCGCGCTGCGCCCCCAACCTCTCCTTGATACGCGCGTAGGCGTCTGGCTCGGTGGGCATCGACGAAGCGGGCTCAAGGTAGAGTCCTTTCGAGTCTTCCCGCATCACTTCCTCAAGCTTCGCGAGGTCTTCGGGCGACGGCTCAGCCCACATCACAGCCGTCGACACGGCCCGGTACAGGGGCTCAGGCTTGCCCTTGGTCGCATGCGCCGTCGGCACGTCATGGCGGGTCAGCATTCCATCGGACCAGAGATAGGCACTGGGCTCTTGCTCGATCATCGCCGCACCTCAAATGCCGTGGGGTTCTTGGCCGCGGCCGATCGCAGGACCTTGAGGAACTGGTCTTCCGGCAGCAGCGCCCGGAACTCTTCCAGGATGAGATGATCCCGGTTGTTGATGGCCGCCACTTTCCGCTCGAACCGCAACTCGGCGCGAAGCTGCTCCACAGACTTACGGGCGTGCTTCTTCCACTGGAGCGCTTTTCGGGCCTTGGCCCGCCACGCAATGGAGCGGTCCTCAACGCCGTTGACAGACAATTCGATCTGACCCTCGATCGTGATGATGGCCTGGGTCAGACGCGCCAGTGCGTCGTCGCACTCCTCGACCGTCTTCAAGTCGCCGAGGGTCTTCTCGTCGCCGACGTCGATATCAGCCCATTGGACGGAATACCGGGGCGGCCCGGAGGTTTCGGTAGTGGTTACGTCTTCGATTGTATCGGTCATCCGTATTCAATCCTAAGCTCGGTCACCAGTCGAATGGCCCGTCGCAGCTTGCGGGTTTTCTCCTGGCCGCTCCGATCGGCAACTTCCAAGAGCGATGTCAGGGCAACGTCCAGCCGGTCGACGCGCTCCATCGCCCTAACGCGATCCCGCTCGACGGCCTCTTCTCTTCGTTTTTCTTCCTCGCGCCATTGAGGGCTGCCGGGGCGAAGGGGTAGGTACATTCACTCCGGGTCCTTGACGAGTTGACGTCCGAGGTCCGTGACCTCCCACATCCGGGCGTTGTTGGCCGATCCACCGATCGCGGACACGCGGATGTACTTCTTCCAGGAGAGCGCATGAACGTGGTAGCGGACGTTGGCTGCGATCTCGGATTCCACCACGCCCTCGCCCTTCTCTCCCTGCATCAGGAAGATCAACCGCAGCACACAAAGCTGCCGCAGCGTTATTTCGGGGAAACCCGGCGGGATGCCCTCGGCGAAGGCTTTGAGCGGGGCGCTAGCGAGGCGAGCCAACGCCTCACGCTTCTGATCAGCCGCTTTCTGACGCGGCCCCTCGCATCGGCGAACGGCGGCCGCGGTCAGGGCCCGCACATCGTAGCCGAGCTTGCTCAGGTATGCGGTGCAGCCGGCCTTGTTGGGGCAACCTGCCGGCTTCGGGTCGGGGCATATACTGCATCGGGTTTCAGCAGAGGCGACCATCAGTACGCCTTCCCACCATTTGCCCGGTTTTCGGGCTTGTGATCGGCCCGGCCCTGATTGAACCGGTTCTTCTCGATGGTGGCGCCCGCAACGTCGAGGTCGCGACTGCCTGACGAGTCCAGCATGTGAAAGATCGCCAGGGCGAACCGGACTTCCTGAAGCGAGAAATCTTGCAGGAGCCGAGTGACCGCAATGAATGCTGACGGCACCCGACAGTTGCGCGCCGCCGCGGTGTCGAGGACGCGGATCGCGAAGTCGGCATACTCCACTTCGCGGCCGTCGCGTTCTGTGAGCTTGTCGTCCTTGAGGCTCTTCCGGTCGGCCTCCAGAGCCTCGGAAAGCTCGGAGTGCATAAGCGCGATCACCTCGCCGAAATTTCGCTCGATCGGCAGGCCGGTGGCCGGGTCCTGATACCACCCAGCTTCAACGGCCGTATCGTGAGCGAGGTTCTGGGCGGCCTGGAGCCCGCGGTATGCCAAGAACTCCTGATCCGTCATCTCATCTGTGTGCATGGCCTGTCCTCCAATCAATTATGCGGTCAATACCACTTTTTAAGTGCTATGCAAACTGAAAAAGTGAAAATCGTGACCCTTGACCATATTCTGCTTTTGTTCTCTTTCTCCACAGCATGGAGATGCGCCTCTGGGAATACCCGTATGTCGTTGTCCGGGTCTCGTGCCACGTCTGTCGGCGGCACGGGTCATACCGCCTCGCGCGCCTTGCCGATAAGCACGGCTCGGATATCCCGCTCGATCGGCTCCTGGAGGCGCTGGCGCGTGACTGCCCCTGGCGCGACCCCGCAGTGAAACGCAAAGCTCGCCAGGGCGAAGGATGTGGGGCTCACTTCCCCGACGTGGTTGGGCCAAGGCCGCCAGACCTGCCACCCGGTGGCGGCCTCCGGTTAATCCCAGGTGGAAAAGCCGCCTGATTTCAATTGATTATAAAGTTCTAAGGTAAGAGCTAGACGGCTAAAGGCCAGCCCCGCGCAAGCCCCGGGGAGCTTACTCCCCAGGGAATAAGCGGGAGCCTATTATGAGCCTATACGGGATGCTGCGGACAGGCGTGTCGGGGATGAACGCGCAGTCCACGAAACTCTCGACGGTCGGCGACAACATCGCCAACGCCGACACCACCGGATACAAACGCGCCTCGACCGAATTCTCTTCCCTGCTGATGCAGAACTCAAAGACTAGCTACAACTCGGGCTCGGTCGTCACCAATGTCCGCTACGCCATCAACCAAGAAGGGCCGCGGATCTACACCACGTCGCCGACCGACCTCGCGATCAACGGCAGCGGTTTCTTCGTTGTCCAGGACCCCTCGGGGCAGCCCTTCATGACCCGCGCTGGTGGTTTCCAGGTCGACGGTGCGACCGGCCTTCTGAAGAACCAAGCCGGCTTCACCCTCATGGGTTACGACGTGAGCGGCGGGCAGAACCCAAACGCGGTCCTAAACGGCTTTGCCAACATGGTCCCAGTCGACCTGACGGCCATGAATATGCAGGCAACGCCGACGACAGAGGGCACGTTCACCGCGAACCTCGACGCCCGTAAGCCGTCCCTGGCCTCTTTGATCGGGAACCTCAGTGGGGGCGAGCCAATAATGGCCGGCGTCACCGCAAGCGCCAACTCAGCCGCCTCGACCTACAATTCCACCACCTCCGTAACGATCGAGGACAACCTCGGCAATCCGATTACTTTGGATATCTACTTCAACAAACTCGGCCCCAATACCTGGGAAATGACCACGTTCAACGACGCCGATGGTACGGCAGGCGGTTTCCCATATACACGTGCCGACAAGCTCGCTCCCGGTGACCCCGATCATCTGGACAACGTGATTCTCAGCTTTGATCCGGTGACAGGGGACCTGAACTCACCGGATTTCATTGGCTTTGAGTTCTACAATGCCGGAGCTGTTGAGCAGGTCGTCGAGTTCGACATCACTGGAATCACGCAGACCGCCGATCCAACCACGGCACTGTCGGCGGAGATTAACGGCAACCTGCCGAGCAACAACGCCATCAACTCGGCCTACACGACGAAATCCTCGATCGAGACCTACGACAATCTGGGCGGCACGGTGCTCGTCGACGTCTACATGACGAAGGTGACCGAGGAGCAATGGGAGATCACCACCTTCAACAAGGCCGACGCCGACCCGGTGACCGGAGGCTTTCCCTACTCTACCGATCCGCTCGCCACGCAGACGGTGACGTTCGATGCGACAACGGGCGAGTTGACCGGTGACATCGACCCGAACACCGGCCTGACATCGCCCGCGACCACGATGACGCTCCCGATCCCTGGCGGGCAACCGATGACGCTCGACATCGCGGACCTCACGCAGCTCAAGAGCGACTACACGCCCCTGGAGGCCGATGTGAACGGCAACGCGGCCAGCACCGTCTCTGACGTCGAGATCGGTGCTGACGGCACCGTCCAGGCCGTCTACGACAACGGCTCGAAGATCCCGGTCTATCGCATCCCGCTCGCCGACGTGCCGAGCCCCGACAAGCTCGAACAGATGGCTGGCAACGTGTTCCAGACGACGCTCAACTCGGGCGACATCATGGTCGGCTTTCCGACCGAGGGGAGCAACGGCGAGATCATCTCGGGCGCCCTGGAACAGTCCAACGTCGACCTCGCGACCGAGTTCACGGAGATGATCGTCGCCCAGCGGAGCTACACCAGCAACTCGAAGGTCTTTCAGACCGGAAACGAGTTGCTGGAAGTCCTGATGAACCTCAAACGATAGAATTGATTCTGGAGTTCGAAGGTAACGCGGCGATCGGTTTTGATTCTCAAGATCCAAGGTAATTGATTTCCGCGTTTTGATTCTGGAGTCCTGAGGTAACGGGAATGCCAGTTTTGATTCTCAAGTTTTGAGGTAACAGATCTGTCATTATCGGGATATGGAGATTGACAAAGCCGGCCAATCCTGGCAAAAAAAAGCAACCTCGAACGATGCGAAAACATTAATACTTCCGAATATTCGGAAATAATTTGATAAAAAGTGCGATATTAGCCGATTGCACTTTTCTGTTGCGTTATATTTTCTTTGTGTTACTGATTGACCGCGCGTTTTATCTTCGGCACATTGCGAGTCGTCGCATCGCTCTTGATGCGTCGCGGGTTGATGACCGCTCGAAAGATAAAGGCGCGTCATGCTATGGGGACTAAGGACGCAATCGCGTTCCCTATGGTTCGGCGCGGCGGGAAGCCTCACGGCTTGCCGCTTTGTTCCTTGCGGTCTGCTAACCCGCCGTTGCCGAACCGCCACGATTAGCAGCGTGGCGCATCAACCAAGGAACATCCCCAAATGACTGATATCCGCATTCCCGTTTCTGCCGTCGCCGAAGTGGAAGGCGAGCCGCGAATCCGCGATCTCGACCTTGCCGACCGGCTCCAGTGGTCCCGCCCGCGTGAAATCCGGACGCTGATCGCGCGCAATCTGGCAGAGCTAGAGTTACATGGCGGAATTTGCTGCACGACGCAGCAAAATACCGGCAGGCGCGGACGGCCCGGAAAATCCTACTATCTGAACGAGGGGCAAGCGCTCGTGATCGCCGCTCTTTCGCGCACCGACCGCGCCGCGCAAATCCGCAAAGCCATTGTGGACGTGTTCATTGCCTATCGGCGCGGCCAGCTTGTCGAGGTCAAGGCGCACCGTCGCCGCAAGCCGGAACGTGAGCCGGTCAACCTCGACACCGCTTATCTGGAGACATTCGACGAAACGCGGAAATTCCTTTCCCGGTTCGCCGATCAACCCGCCGCGCTGGTCGACGTGCTGGCCGGTTGCGTGGCGCGCATCGAGGCACTGGAGCGCGCCCTAGAAGCCGCATAGGGTCGCCGCGATACTCCAGACACAGAAAACCCCGCTCTAACGCTAGAGCGGGGTTATTTCGTTTCAGCCGGTCAGCCGGTTAGCGGAACCATGGCCAGATAAACCACATGCCGACCGCATACACGACAAGCGGGCCGACCGAAAAATCGCGGATCATCTCTGGTATCACATAGAACACGAGCGACACGCCGATAATAACGAAGCGTTCCATTAGCGTGCACCCTCGAAAAGATCCGGAGTTGCCGGACAACGATAAGGTGGATCATATTCCGGGTTGCTTTCGCGAAGCTTGGCAATCTTTTCCTCACGGATCGCCGCAACGCGCAGGTCATATTCCACCCAATCGACGGCGGATTCCCATGCGTGATAACCCGCCTCGTCGGGCAGCATGTGATAAATGTCCATATCGTCCGGCTCGCCACACACCGCGACAAGCAAAATGCTCAATTCGTTATGGTCCCATTGCTCGACCGGCTTTGCCAGCCAGTCGGCAAGGTCACTCGAATAGAACGAGATAAAGCCGCTCCGGCTCGTGCACCGTTCCTCAATCGTCGCCTTTAGCTTTTCGTGGCCGTCCCGTTTGCTCAAGAGAAAGAGCGCTTTCACGGTGTCGGTGGGAACGTGACAGAAAATCCGATCAGTCTCGAAATTGTAGAATTGCGGCGACGACATGGACTCGAAGGTCAGACCAAGCGAGTCGGCGCGATAATCTTCCGTCTCGAATTCCCGCGTTTCCCAATTATAGCGCTGCCGCGTCGCTGGCTTGGTCATGCCGATTTGATCACCCGCCCATGCGTCGAATGCGGTCACATAGTCTTTTGCGAGCGCGTCGAATGCGGCGGGATAACCGGTCACCCTCAGCAAGATTTCGGCGATTTCCTCAGCGTCAAGCCGCAACTCAGGCGCGATCCCCTCTTGCCTGTCGTCGGACTCTGCTTCGTATTCGGCGAATTGTTCCTCTTGCAAATCGATTTCGCCAGACCAGAGCGACTCATAAAAGCCGGAGAACGGGATTTTGACGATAAGCGAGTCGGACATTGCCATAACTCCGAAAGTTACTTGCACCTTTTAGGTGCTTAATTGATCAGGAAAACGCGGTCAGCATGGCGCGGCGCACCTGCCGAACCCGTTGCGCCCATTGCTCATTATTGTGTTCGCAGATCCGGCAAGGCTCACCTTCCCGCCCCTCTTCAGCGCGGCAATCGGTGCCGTCTGCCATATCGGTCGGAAACAATTTCGCGGCGACGCGCGCGGCGCGTTTCCGGGTGACCATGAGTCCGGGGTGCCACGGCTCACCGGGATTCCGTGGTCCGTCTGACGGCTCGCCCGGCTCCAGATCCGGGATAAAGTAGCCTTGCGACATTGCGCTTGCTCCGAAAGTTACTTGCACCTTTTAGGTGTCAATGCGTCCAGAAGAAATAATGATGATAATCATCGACATAGGCCACGACGTCGCCAGCGCACTGGAAGTCACGCGCGACCGAGTCCCAATCAATATGGCCTTGAAGCCATTCCGGAATCTCCGACATATCGTGCGTTTCCTCGGTGAATTCTTGCGCCATGTCGCGCCAGCTATCGAAACAACCGCGGTAACGGTCGCTTATGAAATCTTCCGCGTCTTCATCATCATCGGCATAATCGTTCATTGCCTCGATAAGGACGGAAACCGGAATCCGCGCATCTTCGGCCGCTTCGGCGATCGTGGCGCGTCGCGCGACTTCGTCGAGCCCGGCATATTCGCCAAGCTTGCCGAGTCCCTCGTGATCGTGAATCGCGTATTCCTCAGCCGACCGGAAGCGCTCGACAAGGCGCATCGGGTCGCCGCACTCCGGACATTCCGGAACCGGGTTAGGGCCGAAGTCTGACAGGGTGCGCCGCTTGGTCTCGCCGCAATCGTCGCAAATCCAATCTTCCCGCATGACGTTCGGGCAGGGCGACGCCTTGAGCATGTCGGAAATTTCCCGCGACATGTCCGCAACATCGTCTGTCGCGTTGATCCATTTGCCGTGCAGGATTCCGTTGTTGTAGGCCGCAAGATCGGCAACATAAATGCGCATTGGTTTAGCCTCTAAAGTTATTTTCACTGCAAAGGTGCGTCGCTGATTAAGACGCGCCGAGTCCTTCGGCGAACGATGCGCGCAAGCTTTCGTCTCCGGAATAGAAGCCGGGGCAACCGTCGTCGACGTGGTCACCATCGGCCAGCCGCTCGTTTTCTTCCCGCTTGTCCCGAATATCGTCGAGCAACCGCGAAACGCGCTCTTTCAGGCTCGCGCAAATGGTCGGGACCTTGACCGGGTCGACGGTCGCGCGGATCTCGCGACGTTCGGCCAGCAGTGCCTTGACGGTCTCGCGCATGTCGGCGATTTCGGCGCGGTTTTCCGCAACACGCAAGCCAGCGCTCCAGGCGGAGCTATGATCCCGCTCACGTTCGGCGATCATCTCCGCCAGACCGTCAGCCCATCGCGCGGCGGTGTATTCCTCGTCTGTAACGTCAAACTCGATACAGGCGGGACCGTCCGCGTCCGCGCTGCCGTTGATGTCGTTGTCATAGCCGGCAACGAAGCACTCAACGCCATTGCGAGCCGGTATCCGGTAGACCACGCCCCGGACGGTTTCCGATTGGTCGTTATCCGTGAACCATCCGGTATGCCGGATTGAGCGGCAAACGTCGTCGGCATACCCGACAAACCGCAATCCCGCCGCGCTTGGCTTTTCGATCCATCGGAGAGTCCGCGATCCAAGCTTGAACGGCGGGTTGATCACGCCACCCCGTGACGGATAACGCGACGCGCCGTCGATAACGTCCCGCCGTGCGCGCTCGATAGCCTCACGAGCGGCTTTGCCGTTCTGACGGTGCCAGCCGTAAGTGGTTTTCAGGTCAACGCCCATTTTCCCAATCTCCGAAAGTTACTTGCACCGGAAAGGTGCTTAGCGATCCGCGACCAAGTCGCGGGCGCGCTGAATCATGGTCTCGAATTCGGCAAGCGCCGCGCCTAGCCGTTCGTCGCCGATTTCGGAGCGGTAGCCGTCCAGATCTTCGCAGCCGACGCCATTAATCCACGCAATGCCGTCAGAAGATGCCTTGCGCGCCGCTTCGAATTCGTCTGCCGTGGTGCTGGCCTTCGCGAGTTCACGGACCAAGGCGATAAGGTCATTGAAGCCGGGACCATGCCAGCTTGGCACGTCGACGAAATCGCCATCATCAACAGACAGCGAAATCTCGCCTTGAACGCATTCCGGACTCCAATTCCAATTGGTCGCGGCTAAATCCCCTTCGTCTTGCATTTCCATGATAGCCGCAGTCTTAGCCGCTTCAGGGGAGTCCGCTTTAACTTCGGTCTCGTGATAGCAGCGAAGATCCGCGCCAATGGTGACAGTATATTTCGGCATCGGTTCGGCCCTCTTAATTCAGCGTCAGCAAGTCGGGTGCGATCCGGAGCGTTCGGCCGCTCCAATACATCCGGACGTGAACCCATTTGCGGCCGATTTTGACCACGTCGCCGAACCGGTCGCCGCTCATCCATAGATCCGTCCCCGGATCAACCTGGACACTGTCGCCAATCGTGAAATTGCCCATTGCCTTACCTCTTAGGTGTAAGTCACTTTCTAAGTGTGAATGTCTCACATGACCGGCCGAATGACAACTATAAAGTGGCATATCGGCTTAGAAAGTCGGCCCGGTCAGACCTTATCGAGGTAGGCGAGCACGAAGCCCAAAGCCGCAACCCCGGCAATGATCATCCCGCCAAGGCGGACCGTCAGTTGCAGGGCGAGCTTGTCGGACTTGTGAGCCACGTCGGCGCGCAAGCGGTCTGTTGCTGCAACCATGTCGAGGCGCAATTGATCCATATCCCGACGCAACATGTCCGCCGTGGCGTTTAGGTCCGACTTGGTGACAAGGTCCGACATGATGTAATCGCGCACCGCTTCAGCATGGGCGTTTGCAGTGTCGCGCGGAATGCCGGACGCTTCAAGGCGCCTTGCGTAGGACAGCGAGTCGAATGCGTAAACCATCGTCATACCCTCGAAAGTTACTTTCAATGCCGGAGGAACGCGGCGAATGGTTCGAGCGCGTAGGCCCTCGTCGTTCCCCTCGAAAGCGACTTTGAATGCCGGAGCAACGCGCGCCCGCGTGTCTCGATAGCGGCGAACAAGTCGTCTGACGGGTCGACCGTGACGAAGTCCCAACCATTCGACGACAGGGCGACCGCTCTTTCTAGCGTGCGATCATGCCGGAAGTTGGCGATGGTCCGTCCGCCGATGCCGTGAATCGTCCAGCCTTTAGACGTTGGCGTGATTTCGACGCTGCCGATTTTCATCGCCCTACCCTCGAAAGCTACTTTATGTCAGACATGCGCACGACGCGCACACCGGCCGACTTGAGCGCCTGCAATTCCGAATGGCGCTTGACCTCGTTAAGGTCACTCAAGAGCGCCCGCGCGGCTGATTTGGTGAGGTGCGTCATTTGCTCAATCCCTCATCTCGTCTTGACCATTACTTTATAGACTCTTTTTGCGAGTCTTAGCAACCAAAAAGAGTCTTTTTACGAAGAAAAGCGACGGATCGGGACCACCTGAAATCTAGCGGGATCTGACGGGACCCGGTCAGCGCGTCGCATCGGTCGAGCGGTCGAGACGTGGCGGGATCTGACGGGACTAGTCGGGAAAACCGCTATATTCGAGCGCGCATAGCGCCTTGTATCGAGCGCTATATTCGAGCGTGCATACCGGTCGGCGCTCTGTTGGCTGGCACGGCTTGGCTTTAGGTGACACGAAACAGGACGGTACGGGATGCGGCGGGAATTGCTCCGCTCACCGCTATATTCAACCGTGCATAGCGGTGGCCGGTGTGCAGGTTGTTGCAGTCATCGGGTGGCACGGGACGGGACTGTCCGGGAGTAATGCGGACGGGTCGGGACATGACCATCGCGTTGGATCAGGTGCGCGGCTGAGACGTGGCGGGATTAGGTGGGACGCAGCGGGACCGGGCGGCACGGGTTGGCATTGGATGGGCGTTCGGATGTGCCGGGTGACCGGGTGGCTCGGGGTCCTTCCTGGGATTCGGGTGTACCGCGGGGGAGCACCGACCCCGGAGCTTGAGAGTTTTCAGAAAAAATTCCGATGATTTTCGATGGGCGAAATTGCCGGGCGCCACCCGGCAATTACCCGGCAATTTACCCGGCAATTTACCCGGCAATTTTCGAGAGTTAAGTATATGAATATAAAGAGTTTTCTATCTCTTATCTGTAATTGCCGGGTAACTTCGGAGACCCTGTGGTGAAACGGTATCATATTACCGGGTCCCTCTCGTCGTGAGGGGTTCACTCCCCCCAGGGGAACGGGGGGTGCGCAAAAACGCCCGGCAATTTCTCTAATAACTCAACGATTTCAATAACTTAACCCTCTAAAATTGCCGGGTAAATTGCCGGGTAAACTGCCGGGTACCCCGGGTAATTGCCGGGTGAAGCCAATTCGGGGGTGAAAACAGGCCGAAATCGCAGAAATCGTTGGTCGTAGTCCCAGTTCGTCTCACCGATTTAATCACTCGCAGATCAACCGAATTTCCGGAAAATGCGCTCGAAAATTAAATGCGGGCCGCCGAATTAATCGTCAGCCCGTCGCGCGGCGCCGAGATTGACATCTTGATCCGACTGAACGACCGTTTAGGGGCACAGAACGTCGATTAGCTGATTATAAATTGGCTGAAATTGTCGGTTTGTGCACTTCACTACCCGCGGTCCCGGTAGTTGCCACAGCCCCACGCAGCCCCGGCTTACCGGGACCGCACCCTTGGATACTGGCTCGCGAAGATGGTCCATCGGACCTTCAGAGGCGTCAGCCTTCGGGGCGGAGCGGGCGACGGGGCCGCGCGATTGTCAGCCAAGATGAACCGCGCGCCCCCGTTCTTCAGATAGCAGGGCCGCAGCCGGTCGCCCCCTGTCGTGTAGACCCCACCGGGATTTTGACACCGGCCGCTAGGCTGTGCTCTTGACCCACTGCGGTTCCGGCGATCGCACGCTTGCCTCTCACCCCTGCCACCGGTCGCTGGAACCGCACCCCTCCAGTTCTCGCCTCCATCACAGGGAGGCCGCCCAGGCGCGTCGAGCCTCGGACCCGTCACCGGTCGCCCGGCGCCCGCGATGGCCACACACGGGCCTCTGTGTTGATCTGAGGGGGTGTTGGCGAGGTATCTGCGCGCCACGGGACACCCGGCAGCCTAGAATGCCGTTTCCCGGCGCAGGGGAGCCCACCTGTGAGCTTCAGCGGCAATCCGGCATCAGAGAGCCCTCAACCCTCAAAGGCGCTCAGTAGGCTCCTGTGTGGCCCACAAAAGAAAAGCCCCGCTCAATGGCGGGGCTCTTCGGTCAGGTCAGATTGTCGGGTTGGTCACGCGTCGACGAGGGCGGCGTCTTCCATTTCCCCGAGAGCGTAGTGGCGACCGTCCGATGAATCCCGCCCGGTTTCCTTGATGCGGCGGTCCACAATCAGCCGACCGAAAACTTCTTCGTGCTTTGAGTAGGGCAGGTTCACAAAAAAGAAGGATCTAAGGGCTCTCTTGATCTCCCCGCGGGAAGCGTCGCTGCCCTTCTGATGAAGGTATTTCACCACTTCATCGCCAGTCGCCTTTACGCGCGCGATCATTTCCGGATCAACTTCATCAGCGCCCGTCATACTGCGCACCATCTTGCAGTCAGCAAGCGGCCTTGCGTACTCCAGTGAGAGTGTATGGAGGGACAACATGACCTTCTTTTCCGGATGCGCGAACCACTCGAAGCCGCCGCGGATATAATCCTCGGACTCATCATGGGTTATCTCGAAACCCCCGTAGATCTTGCCGAAAACATCGGGCTCGAATTCTTCGCTCGGCTGATACTCCCTATCGAAATGCATACGAAAATCGATAAAAATGAGGCCGCGCTTATCGAGGGTTGCAGTTTTTCGAAGAGTGTTCGGGTACTCACGCCAATCGATCGTTCCGTCAGAGATCCAATATTTCAAGATCCGTTTGATCTCTTTCGTTAGATTGATGTTTTTGGCCCAATCTTGCAGCTTATTCATCAGATTTCTCCTTGGTTGATGATCTACGTGCGTTTTTGACCCGGCCTTCGTATGATCGCGAACCGGTTGCCCTTCTTTCCCCTGGAGCCTGTCTTCTCGACGGGTCTGATCCGTCGATCGGCTATAAGCCGATCGAAGACCTCCCGGCGCTGCTGGAGGTTCATGCCACTGAAGTACGGTCGTAGAGCGTCCCTGATCTTGTGCTCAGGCGCCCCCTCATCACCCTTCTTTTCCAGGTAGTGCACGACGGAGTCGCCGGCTCGCTCGGTCGCGTCCTTGCCGAGATTGTCGATGAACAGCTTCGCCATGCGATCGTGGTAGAAGAAGACGTAATCCCTCGCCCACTTCAGGTGCTCCAGCTCGATCTGGTCGCTTTCGCAGCTAATCGCGACGATCACGGCCACGCGCATCGCGATCTCGCGGGTGCGGGCATAGAGAGCATCCATGCCGCTTGCTTCCAACCGATCCATCCGCTCATTGACCTCGTCATCCATCTCGTCGAGGAGTAGCTGACACTCATCACTGAACGGGATCACATTGGGCTCGGGCGCCGTGGTGGGGTCGTTCAGGAGCGTGAAGTCGATGTCGTCTTCTCCGTCCTCCCCAGGCGTGGCCCATGCGCGCTTACGCGCCCATTTAATCAGACGGTCAGAGACCCACTTCTCTGCCCTCACAATCCGTCGGGTCTTTTGCCGTCCAATGGGACTCTCTACGATCAGGAACCGGTTCAGGAAGCCGTCCGCGACGTCGCCCTCGCCCAGCGCCTCGTAGAATTTTTGCGGCACGGACATTGTAACTAGGGACAAGGCTGGGCGGACGATCTTGTTGTTTTTCGACTGGGCGTCGCTCTGTTCCTTTGTCATCCCCCGGGAACTGTACGCAATCCCCTGGAATATCCCGTCCAGGCGGCCGAACGCCTCCATCAGTGCGCTCTGCATGTCGAGTTTGTTCGCGTTGCCGGAATTGCGGGCAGAGGCGAGGTAGCGACCAATCTCGTCCGACAAAGCGATGTGGCGCGGGTAATCTATTAGCTTGGAGAGCACACCGGCCTCGGAGGAGTAGGTCTTCGGGCCAATCAGGCTGTCCAGGCGCGAAGCTTCGAGCAGCTTCTGGATGGTCGTCAGGATGTGCTCTTTGCCGCTGCCGGTCCGCCCAAGGCCCATCAGATAAAGACTGGTGAAGTTGTCTTGGTCCGATGACCAGTTGCGTCCCAGGACGACAGAGCCAAATCCGAGGGCGGCTTGGACGGCAAATTGAGGTTGGGGGCGATAGGCCGTGCGGTTGTAGTATTCGACGACGTCTTGAAGGGCGCCGGGGATACTCAGAAGACGCTCCGGGATGCCTTGCGCCAGGACCTTCCGAACGGCTTCGGCGTGGCGCTCGCCTGGGTCGGATGGCTTGGTCCGCGTGGAAGGTTTTTCAACGACAACGACCTCCTCCCCGGGCTCCACCTCATCGTCAAAAAGAGCAATGATCTCGTCATCGCTCAGCCGCGGGGCTCCGTCGTCCTCAACCGGCTCCGCCTCGGTCTCTTCGTCGTCGTCGTCGTCGTCGTCGTCATAGTCATCGTCATCAAATGCGCCAATCAATCGCTGTTCTTCGGCGAACTTGACGATGGTCCGCATGGTGATCGGGTGGTGCGTGCTGCCTTTGAAGGACCGCCACTGGCCCTTCATTTTGTCAGCCTCATATTTCTCGCTTCGCTTGGAGTAGTCGCACCACAGATCGAACGCTTCGGCTTCTAATTCCGGGTCGTCGCTGAACTCATGCTTCAGCGCCATCCCCAGGTTGCGCCATCCGTCGCGGTCCTCGCACCAATAGTTCGCGTCGAGGTCTTCGATATACGCCTCAGCCTCCTCGATCGTGAGGCCCAAAGGCTCAATGTCGGTTGAGTACGGGTCGTAGTCGTCGCCGTAGATCAGATCCGCGATCCGGTCGGCATCGATCTCGGGCAGTCCGTCGATCTCGTCGAACTCGACCAACCAGCGGTATTTTTTTTCGGTCACCGGGTGGATGCTTGGCGGCAGCGCGACCTGCTTGCCGGTGCCGAACAGCTCGATTTCCCACTCGCGGTGCTTCTTCCCCTCGCGATCGACGAAGGTGTCCTTGCTCTTGGCCAGCTTTTTGGACGGGAAGGGCTCTGTGGTGCCGAAATAGAAATGCCGCGACGCGCCGCCCGATCCGGATTTGACCGTCGGCAGCTCGTCCAGGTCTACGCCTGGGAACAGGTCGTGCAGCGCCGCATACGCGTCGTCCTCGGCCTCATCAACACGGATATCCATGTCGATGACGTGCAGATAGAGCCCGTCGACCAACGACGGCTCGCCGAGGCGGACGCCGATGTTATGGCCTTCTTTGTAGCGCCGGCAGAACTGGTCGTAGGACAGACGGGGAGCCTTGGACCAGTTCTCATTGACTGGTGCCTTGGACTTCTTCCGCAGCAGATGAACAGCAAAGCCGGCCCGAATAAGACGCTTCGCGTCCTTAATCATCGGGCGTGGCCTGCCTATTCGGTGCGGACGTAGGGGGCGAGCTTTTCAGGGGTCAGAGTGGAGCCCGGCAGGTTGCAGAGCGGCGTCACGTAGTGGCCGAAGATGCGGTTGCGGCGGAACGCCTTGCGCAGCGTCTCCGCGTGATAGCCGAGAGCCCCGGCGACCGCGGCCACGCGAATCGAGCCCTTGCGGTGGCGGCTGATGTGCTCCGGCAGGTTCTCGGTCAGGACATCCACAAGCCGGGGAACGTAGTCCGGGCCGTCCATGACGTAGGGCGCCAGGACCGCCTCGGTGAGTGTGGAGTCGCGCAGCGCCAGAAGGGCGGGGACATCACGGCTCAGCAGTTGACTTGTGTCGACGATCCGAAGCACATTTGCCGTGCTTACCTGCATATCTCGTGCGACGGCCTCTTCGTCGAGGCGTCCCTTCTCCACGTAGTGCGGGAGGTTGCGGACCAGCACAACGGCCAGGGCTTCCGGCGCACTACCCAGCCTCGTCAACGTCTTCATCGTCGGTCTCCGAAAAAAATAATCACTCTCCCCTTTCCAATTTCACTTATTAAGTGATATGTCAATGTCCATCGACCGAACACCGGACATCGACCCACTGAAACGGAGAACGGAAATGAGCCTCGAAGAAGCCCTGCGCGAACACACCGAAGCCCTGCGCGAAAACACCGAAATGCTGCGGACCATCACCGCGAAGGCCAAGGACGGCATGGCCGCTCAGGGCACCTCGAAGAAGAGCAGCGGCTCGGACGGTGACGGTGACGCCGCGGAGGCCCCGAAGCGTGGCCGCGGTCGCCCGGCTGGTAGCCGGAACAGCTCCACCAAGAGCACCAAGGCGCCGACCGAAACCGAGATGAAGACCAAGGCGAAGGACTTCCTGGAGGCCGCCGAGAGCGACGCCGACCACCTCGCCCGCCGCGAAGCGGTGAAGAAGATCGCCGAGGAGTACGAGGCCGACAAGTTCTCCGCGATCGACGAAGCCTACCGCCGTCAGGCCCTCGACACCCTCGAAAGCACCGCCAAGAAGTGGACGCCGGTCGAGGACGGCGAGGACGACGACGACGTCTGATCGTCAGCCCGGGGCCCTCTGGTTTCCCCAGAGGGTCTTCCGGCGAAGGGCACGCCGGGCGGTCCCCAGCCCCGACCCTCCCAGCCATCTGGCGATGCCCTTCACCAGAAGACCTTCGATCAGGCGACCTAAATGGCGGAAAAGCCTCACGCCCGTCTTGCCCCCTCGTCAGCCTCCATTTGGGGGCATTGCGCGCTCGCGCCGAACATGGAGGAGGAGCACGGCTACGACGATCGGACGGAGGCGAATTCCGAAGGCGACGTCTTCCACGACATCATGGAGAAGTGCCTCGTCAAGGAGCGGGACCCCTACTCCTTCGTCGGAAAGACCTTCACCCGCGGCGAGTTCGAGATCGAGATCGACGAGGCCGCCGCCGAGATGATCGCCGAAGGCATCGACCGGGTCGAAGACATCCCCGGTAAGCTCTTCGTCGAGAAGCGCGTGAAGCTCGATCGTTGGATGCCAGGGCAATTCGGCACGCTGGACATCGGCATCATCGGGCGCCGCCGCATCACGATCTGGGACAACAAATTCGGGCGTGTGCCTGTTTCTCCGGTCATGAACTTCCAGCTCCAGCTCTACGCGCTTGGGTTCTGGGACCAGATCGCCCGGCACATGACGTCCGTCACCGACTTCCGGCTCATCGTCTGGCAGCCTCGTGTGCCGAATGGGGGTGGGATCTGGGATACGACCCTCGAAGACCTGCTTGAGTTCGGTGTGCAGATGAAGTTTGCCGCCGAGGCGACCGAGGCGCGTAACCCGAAGGCGACGCCAGGGCCTTGGTGCCTCTACTGCCCGGGCGCAAAGGCTCGGAAGTGTGAAGCGCATGATGAGCACATGCTCCGCACGATTATCGATGACTTCGACAATCTGGACCACGACGTCGCGCACGACCTTCCGCCGAAGCCGTTCCACCTGATGCCGCCGGAGCAGCGGCGCTACTTGCTTGAGAACAAGCCCCTCATTGACCGGTGGTTTCAGCGCCTCGAAGCCGAGGCGATGGAAGATGCGCGCATGGGACGGCCGACCCCTGGCCAAAAGTTGGTCGAGGGGCGGCGCCCGCCGAGGAAATGGCGCGCGCAAGAGCGAGCCCAGAAACGCCTCGTTCGTCTCCTGGGCGAAGACGATGCCTTTACACGGAAACTAAAGAGCCCTGCCCAGGTCGAGAAGGAGCTTCCTCCGCGGATCTGGGAGCGCTTGTCAGACGAGATCGAGACCGGCGAACCCAAGCCGACCCTGGTCCCGGAACACGACTCCCGCCCAGCAATCACGCCGCTCATCGACCTTTTTGACGATGAATAGCACTTTAAAGTGGAGATGCACGATATGAGTGATCGAAAGAAAAATGACCCCTGCCGCGTCCAGCTCAAGGACGTCCGTCTGTCGTTCGCCCACCTCTTCCGAGCCCAGGCGTTTGGCGACGGCGAGGGCGAGCCCAAGTTCAACGCGAACTTCCTGATCGACCCCGAGACGAAATCGGGGCAGCGGAACCTGGATCTGGTCGAGGCCGCGATGGATGAGGCCAAGGCGATAAAGTGGCCCAAAGGCCCGCCGAAGCTGAAGGAGGACAAGCTCTGCCTCCGCGACGGCAGTGACACCGAATATGATGGCTACGAAGGCATGATGTTTGTCTCGGCCAACAACGCCAAGAAGCCCCTGACCCTCGATCGGGACAAGGTGGAGGTCGTCGAGGCCGACAACGTCCTCTACTCGGGCTGCTACGTGGACGCCATCATCCGTGTCTGGGGGCAGGACAACAAATGGGGCAAACGGGTCAACGCCAGCCTGGAGGCCGTTCGGTTCCGTCGCGACGGCGACGCCTTCGGCGCCGCTCCGCCCGACCCGGATGAATTCGACGACATCGACGACGATGAGGATGACGGCAAGTCGACCCGGCGTCGTTCCCGCGCTGATGACGACGAGGAGGATGAAAAGCCCCGCCGTCGCCGCCGCTCCAAGGACGACGATGACGACGAGAAGCCCCGTTCCCGTTCCCGTCGCCGGTCCCGAGACGATGACGAGGATGATGACGAGGATGAGAAGCCCCGTTCCCGTCGCCGATCCCGGGATGATGACGATGACGATGATGACGTCGACCGCCCATCCCGGAACAGTCGCAGCCGCCGTCGCAGCCGCGACGACGATGACGACGACATCTGATTGAAGATGCGCGAGCGGGCTCCCAGGTGACCTGGGAGCCCGACGCAGTTCTGATGATGATTCCCTATACCCTCGATCGCGAAGTCGAGTTCATCGACACCGAGACCTACCCCAACTACTTCCTCTTTGCCGCCAAGAGGAAGAGTGACGGCCGCGTCTGGTCGGTCGAGACGACCAGCCGATTGTCCCAGGAAGACCGCCGCCGACTGCGCCGCTTCGTCAGTAAGAAACGCACCGTCGGCTTCAATTCCCGCAATTTCGACATGCTCCTCATCGCCGCGGCGATCGACGGTAGATCGGTCGCCGAGATCAAGCGGCTTGCCGACGCCGTCATCGTCGAGAAAATGCGCCCCTGGGAGGTCGAAGAGGCGTTCGAGATCCAGTGCCCCAAGCGGATTGATCACATTGACCTCATTGAGGTCGCGCCGGGCCAAGCCAGCCTGAAAATCTACAACGGCCGCCTGCACGGGAAACGGATGCAGGATCTGCCCTACGACCCCGGCAAAACACTCTCAGACGAAGAAATTGAAGAGACCTACACCTATTGCGTGAACGACCTGGACGCCACCGGGCTCCTTTTCGACAGCCTACCTCAGCAGCTCGCTCTGCGCGCCCGGATGAGCGAGGAATATGGGACAGACCTCCGCTCGAAGTCAGATGCCCAGATCGCTGAGACAGTGATCCGATCGCAGGTCGAAAAGCGCCTTGGTAAGCGGCTCCAGAAACCGAGGTTTCGCACTGGCTTGTCGTTCCGCTATCGCGTTCCGAGCTTCATCAAGTTCAAGCATCCGGAGCTACGCTCGGTCCTGCGGCTGATCAAGGAAAGTAACTTCCGCCTCTCTCCGGGTGGCAAGGTCGTGCTCCCGGACGCGCTCAAGGCAGCCAGGATCTCGATCGGTGACAGCGTCTATCGGATGGGCATCGGTGGGCTTCATAGCTCTGAGGAGCGAGTTTCGCACCTTGCGGACGCGGACCACATCCTCGTCGACCGCGATGTGACCTCCTACTACCCCTACATCATCATGAACCTGGACCTCGCGCCCCAGCAGATGGGCTTGGCGTTCATGGGGGTCTATCGGGGGATCGTAAACAAACGCCTCAAAGCGAAGAAGGCCGCGGGGGCTCTGAAGGCCGAGATCAAGGCCGAAGAGAAGGCAAACCCGGAGGGTTTGAGTCGTCTCAGTGAACTCAAGAGCCGCCTCGATACGGAAACGGCCACCTCGGACACTCTGAAGATCGTCATCAACGGGAGCTTTGGAAAATTCGGCTCCCAGTTCTCGGTCCTTTTCGCCCCAGACCTCCTCATCCAGACGACGGTCACCGGCCAGCTTTCCCTCCTGATGCTGATCGAGCGCCTGGAGGGGGAGGGCGTACCCGTTGTCAGCGCGAACACGGACGGCATCGTCATCCGTTGCCCAAAGTCCGACGTGGACCTGATGAATGACATCGTCCGGGAGTGGGAAGAGGACACCGGCTTCGGGACCGAAGAGACGCCATATTCCGCGCTCTACTCGGCCAATGTGAACAATTACATCGCCGTTAAGCCGGACGGGGATGGGGTGAAGACCAAAGGGTACTACGCCAAAGCTGGTATCGCGAAGAACCCCGAGAACGAGATCTGCATCGACGCTGTGGTCAAATACATCACCGAAGGGGTTCCGGTCTCCAAGACGATCCGCTCGTGCCAGGACGTCCGAAAGTTCCTTACGGTTCGCACTGTGAACGGCGGCGCCGTTTGGAACGTCCGCGAAACCGAAGTGCCCCGGTACGGAAAAAACGGTCGGGTCCTGAAACCCGGCGTCGCATTCGACACCTCCGACGCCGAATACCTCGGAAAAGCAATCCGATGGTATTACTCCACCTCCGTTGAGGGATGCATCCATTATAAGACGAACAGCAATCGTGTCCCGAGAACACAGGGCGCCCGCCCTCTAATGGAAATACCCGACCGACTTCCAGATGACCTCGACTACAACTGGTACATCCGGGAAGCTCGATCGATCTTAGAGCAGATCAACTTCTTTGAGCCTGTCGTATAAATTACACTTCTAAGGGGTTATTATGCTCGAAAGCTACATCGAAAGAGCGGTTTGCAGACACGCACAGTCAACCGGTTGGATCGTCCGAAAGCTACAGTGGGCAGGTCGCATCTCCGGGCCGGATCGCTTCTTTGCCAAAGCCGGTCGAGTGGTTCTGATCGAATTCAAGCAGACCGGAAAGCGACCCAATAAAGCCCAGGCGCGCGAGATCCATCGCCTCAAGAGCCACGGCGTTGAGGTCCACGCCGTCGATACGATTGAGGACGGTATCCGTATCCTGGGCGGCAAGCACCCCGCCCGATCGGACGCCGACATCATATGAAGGCGCCGCGGAAGCGATCGGACCTCCTGCGTCCTCAGATCCGCTTCGTCAACAAGGTGAAGCGCCTACGGACGATCATCCTGGCGCTCCCGATGGGGGCTGGGAAGACCGTCATCGTTCTGACCGCCCTCCTTGACCTCCTCGACGATCGGAAAGTCAACAAGGTCCTGGTCGTTGCGCCGCTCCTGGTCGCATCGGCCACATGGCCCGACGAGTTCGAGGAATGGGAGCATCTGCGGGACCTCACCTGGACACTGGTCCGGGCCGAGGACGACGACGATGACATCGCAGACGCGCGCCGGGATGACTACCAGTTCGCAAGGGACGCTCTGGATCTCCCGATTGATCAAGCGGCCGCCTACGCCCAGCGCATGAGTACGCGCCGCAAGGAGTGGAAGCGTCGCCGCCTCATCCGCCGGGACACCGAGATCCACATCATCAATCGCGAAATGCTCCCGTGGGTCTGGGAGTATTTCGGACGCGGAAAGCGTTGGCCCTACGACGTACTCGTCGTCGACGAAGCGTCGATGTTCAAAAACGCGAAAATGAAGACCAAGCTCAAGCGGCTGACCCGCTTCGGCGTCGCCGTGAAGGCCCGGCCATTCATCTCGCGCTGCATCCTGTTGACCGGCACCCCCGCCCCGAAGGGCATCATGAACCTCTGGGGGCTGGCTAAGGTCGCTGATGGCGGGAAGCGCCTCGGCCGCAGCATGAAGGCGTTCAAAGACCGATGGTTCAACCAGGGTTACATGCGCTGGGAGATCGAGCCGAAGGATGGTGCGGAAGAAGACATCATGGCCCGCCTGGGGGACATCATGTTCTCCCTGCGCGAGGAGGACGTCGTTCAGCTCCCCCCGCGGATCGACCAGACGGTGAAAGTGACTTTACCCCGAAAGGTTCTCCAGGAGTACAAGCGCTTCGAACGCGAGCTGGTCTCGGAGGTCTATGACGTAGAGGCGGTGAACCGCGGCGTTCTACACAACAAGCTCCTCCAGTTCGCAAACGGCAGCATGTATCAGGAGGACGGCAAGGACGTCTGGATTCATGACAAGAAGCTAGAAGCCCTCGAAGCACTCATTGAAGACGCCAATGGCGCTCCTGTTCTGGTCGCCTACTCGTTCAAATTTGACCTCATGCGCATCCGCAAAGCCTTCAAAAGGGCCGTTGTATTTGGTGAGGGCGACGTTAGGAAGACGAAGACTCGTTGGAATAATGGTGATATTGGATTGATGCTTGCTCACGCGGCCTCCGTCGGCCATGGGCAAAATATTCAATACGGAGGTAGTATTTCGGTATGGTACGGGCTCACGCCCGACCTCGAATTATACCAGCAATTCAACAAGCGACTTCATCGGCGGGGTCAGAGAGACACGGTTTTCAATTATCACATCGTCGCCGAGGGAACCTACGACGAGAAAATCTTACCACTCCTGTCCGAACGCGGGGCGACGCAGGACCGCATCCTCAACTCGGTGCGGCTTCATCTTACAAATTAAAAGTGCCGAATCACTTTCGAAATTGACACTTATCTCCGCATGGCTTATGTCAAGCACATAATTTGGCGTGAGAGAGTGTTCAACGATGTCCCAGGAAGTCCCAGAAAATACCGCCCCGGCTCACCCAGAGTTTGCCAAGCGCTTCAAGACGGCATGCGATAATTATTCCCAGTGCCCACCGATGCAGAAGGGCCGGCTTGTTTGGATTCGTGATAATCTGGAATCGAGATTTAACATATCCGTAAAAGGCGAAGCAGTTCGTAAATGGCACTCTGGTATTGCCATCCCTCGCCCTAAAACCCTGTCAGCCCTGGCGAAGCTCCTCCATGTGGACGATGGCTGGCTTGCCTTCGGCCTGGAGAGCGAAGTCCCGTCGGCCGAGCGGAAATCCCGCCTTCTTTCAGATGACGGAGCGGCCAACATCGTCGTCGGCTTCATTCAGATGTCCGGCGGGTATTGCGCCTTCCCCGAGGACGGCGATCCCGATTGGATCGACTTCTATGCGATTCTCCGTGCCAAGCAGCGCAAGATTATGGTCTGCCCCTACCGCGACGGCGAGGGCGACAGCGGTCACTTCGAGGTTCCGAATGAACATCGTAATGGAATTGCCCTCGGCGTCTTTCGCACCGGCCCGACCTCGATCGACCTCTTCGTTCTGCCGAGTGAATGGATCGAGGAATTCGGAGAGCCCCGCGGCCCCTTCATCACGGCACCCGTGAAGCACTCGGGCAAGAAATGTCTGATGGGCGGGAAGGTACTCATGCCGATCCAGAACGTGGTAGATGAGCTGGTTGGTTCTCTGGACCGCTTGGGTTAGACCCTCTCGTTCATGGTATTGGCCATGGTACCGGCCAATTCAGCCAATCTATTTGTCTTTGATTTTCAATATCTTGATTTTCCGGTGGCGTTTCAGGGGGT